AGCATTAGCTCTATATACTCTTGCATCGTATTCTACTAGATCATCGTTATCATATATCATTGGTATCCAAGACGTTTCTGTAACATTAGACGCAAATAGTCTGTTCTATAGAGAAGTAATACTGTTACATATAAAAGAATAGCTAGTAAACGCATTAAATTCTTCCTATGTCATAGTGCTTAATGCACTACTACCAGTATCAGTATAACTTATGTAATCTAAATTCGTATCTATTTCAATATCATCTATTACAGAATAAGTAGGAATAGAGTTGTTATCTTCATAGAAGATACGTACTATAGTACATCTATTGAAATCTTTAGTGCTAAGTTTTGCTCTTACTGTACATCCTTTACCTGTATAAGAGCCTTTCTAAGACCCTTCGTGATTTATTAATGGAGAATTAATTTCAGAAGCATCTAAATGTACTAAATTACTCAAACTAGATAATGAAGTCTATTGAGAGTGTTTATTATACAGTCTATAACAATACTGTACCATACCAGCTTGAAAGTTACCAGACACAATATCTGTAACTTCAAATGGTGGTAATATTGCATTAGGTATTATGTCAATACTATCAGGATTAAGTATATTACCATCTGCATCTACTAAAGGATTATCTACATTAGGGTACTTTATATACTTATCACTCATAATGTTGATTACTTTAATAGATGAGTTTCCATCAGTAAAGTAAGCTTTAATATTGGACTGTGTTTCGTAATTTAATACTATACTTAACTGATTTGAATCAGCTTTTTCACATAGTTTTAATTTACCCTATAATACAATAGTACTAATTAAATTAGGAGAATCAAAATTCTCTATACGATATATTTTATTATAACCGTCAACTAACTTAGTAACAATTACTGCAATATCATTTATAGTAGCTGTACCTATTATTTCTTCTGTACCTTTAATGCCGTAATTATATTTCTTAGCGCCTTCTACACTCTAAAGAACACCACTAGTACTAGAATCATCAGTAATTATACGAACATCTTGACCATATCTATATTGATTATTCGGCAATATAGCTGCATCACTGTCCATATTCATACCACCATAAAATGTATTTATTTGAGCTGTATTACTAATCATAATTATCTATTCTAATTGTATATATTCTGTTCATCTCCTGTAGTAGAGAAGAATGTATCGTGATCGTCAAACTCTGTATATAATTTATTCCAAGTATTCTTTATACTTTCTATTTCATCTGTACCAGGCATCATAGCTTCAGCATATGCCTATTTACGATAAAAGTTATAAGAGTTACGAATATCGTAGTAGTCTCCTTGACTAATCTGACCTTTTAATTTCTTAGGATACATTAGTTTCATAGTCACATACCAGAATATAGCTTCTTTGTATGATTCGATATCTGGTATCATTGGCATTGCTTCTTCATCAGTAAATATTGCATAGTATGATACTTTAACAAATCCTTCAGGTATATTAGTCATTATATAACCAGGTTTAGTCATATACTATAATTCATTACTAAACATAGTGCTATCTCTATGACCTATAGATCCATTAACGTATTTACCATTGACTGTACCTACTGTCCATTGATTAAGTAAGATACTAAGGGTTTGACGTAAACTAGTATCTTCATTTAATTTCTGCAGGGCCTCTGTATCACTTGTAAGATTGAACATATTCTTTACTAATGGAAATAACTCAGTATCGTGTATCAACATACAAGGTTTACCGCATCCTCTATCATGAAATATCCCAAAGCTTGAAGTAGTCTTACGCATAGGTAACCAACCACCATCATTCTAGAATGAAAAAGCTACTTGACCCAGTTTGTATAAATCACAAGGTAAAGCTGCTTGATGATTTATAATAGGTAGAATAACTACTTTATGATCGTACTATTGAATGGCTCCTATCTTAAGTATAGCTTCGAGTATCCATTCTCTGATATCTGTAATTCTTATTTGGTCTTCTTTAAGATCTAAATCTGCTATTACTTTAGCTATAACGGATTTAGAACTTATCATTCTGTTTACTATCATAATTCTGGATAATCTTTTAATTTTTTGAAAATGAGTTGGGCGAGATCCCTCTTGTTTTGTCTACAAGCTACAAACTAATAAGCTCCTTTATTAATCAATAGACAATCTTTCTTTTGCCAGTAGAATCTGTACTTAAAGTAATTGGAGTGCTCATTAAGTAAGTATACGGGTTTGCCTGTTTCTCTAGTAGCTTTCCAGTCCCATCTTAAACTTTTACCTGTAAATTCTTTAGGCATATGCTTAATTATAGACAACTTACCAAGTCTACAAGGTAGCTTGAACTCTTTACAATTAAGCATGATTTCATCTCTAATAAATTTAAAGTAATCTGTAACTATAGCTTTAAAGGTCTTTAAATCTACATCATACTAAGTATTAGGCTCAATGTATTCCTTATAACTTATATAGTAATCAGCAATGGTATAACACTTTCTGTCATACGTTAGTCGTTCTCTCATTTCTTACTATATATATTTTGTGTATCATCTTTAGAGTCATTAGTTACATCACTAGGTTGAGTTACTAATACTCTTAATTCTTTCTCTAATATCATTTGTACTATAGTTGGAACCATAGCAGCAGGAACAGGGTATTCATCATCAGGATTATAACAAGGTATATCGTTAACCGGATCTTCTAATATACAATCAATACTTATGTACTCTAACTAATTAGAATCTCCTTCTACGTATATTTTACTACCCTTAACCCATGCAATATAATCTTTACAAGTAGCTTTTCTGTATCTCTATAGTTTAGCTTTAGTATAATTACCCAACTATATAATGTTACCATACATATCTCTTACTGCTACTACTCCTGGTCTGTATCTAAAGCTAATTAATGCTGGTAGTTCTCTATCTCCTACATATACATGTTTACCAGGATAAGTCTATATTACATCAAGATGAATAGGTTCAATTGTAGAGACATACGCTTCATCTACATCATAACCTTTATCTATTGCCTACTTTATAAGCATTGCTCTATAATACTTTATCCAGAGTTCAATCTAATGTCTGCTTAGATGTTCTGACTCTGTAATATTATTATTACGAGCAATCTATAATATATTATCTACGATATTTGACAGTGACATTTTTATTCCTCCTTATATTTCCAATAGTAACCGTTACATTTCTTACCATTATGTATTGCCTTCCATATATTGGATTGAAATGCACCTATTTTTCTTGATGCGTCCCAAGCACTTAAATATTCCTTCTCATTGCCTGATTCATCTATAGATATTACAGGTTTACGACGTCGATTGGTAATCTTCTGTTTTTCTACTCTTCTCTATATACAGGTTCCGTGATTAATATTTTCTTTTGCTGTACACCATTCTAAATTATTTAGTGAATTATTTTCTTTATTTTCGTCTATATGATTTACTTGATAATCACTATCGTTAAGTATAGGATTAAATGTTTTTATCACTAACCTGTGTACGAAGAAACCTTTTTGTTTTCCGCCTTTATTTAAAAATACAGTTGTATATCCAAATTTATTAGTCTGTAATTTAATAATACGGCCCGGATAAACATAATAAAAGAACGGCCTTTTAACATGGCTGTTATTCTAACAATTAACTTTGATTAATCTATCCTTACTGCGAACTCTTCCAAGATTACTTATTTGATATAATTCTTCATACTCAGGAATATCTTTCCAAATTTCTTTCATTATATTAATATAATTATTTATAATTAACGTTAATATACCTAGAACGCATTTTAAAGCGATTAGAGGCATTTTATGTGTACAGCTATACAATCCCTTATCGCAACTAATAGCGTTTCCTGTACAAGCTTAAAACAAAAAAAGGTTGACCTTATTGATCAACCTCTTTCATTACATTCTACATATTCTGTGGTAACATCTATTTCATAGGTGGTGGAACCATAGAACTTGCTTGTTTAATTATATTCTTTAATTCGTTTACTTCATCTTGTAATTCCTTTATCCTAGGATCTTCTGTATTAGTAGGTTCCTTCGGTATATCTAGTTTCTCAAGTAAAGCCTAGCACTTACTCATTTCTTCATCACACTTAGCTATTGACTCTTTCCTAGCTTTATAAGTGTTGTACTAATTCCTAAGTATATTCACTATCTCTTGCTTATCTGTAGAGATAGTAAGACCTAAATTAGTATCTGTAATTACAGATTTATTTTCAGGAATAGTAAACTTTCTAGACTCTCCATTACATTGTATTGTTACATCTACTACCTTCTTCCTAGGTTGATTAGGCATAGGAAATTGATTAGTCGGTAGTGGTTCATCATATGCGCCTGATACTGATACTACAGACCCTACATTATATTCTGTGGTCTTCTTAAATGTACCAATTACTTCTATTATATAGACGCTATCTCCAGTTTTCAATTGGTTAAATAACATAATTAAATATTTTTAAAAGGGCTCAATTAAGAGCCCTTTATTGTTAAGCACCAGGTGCAGCTATATTAGCAGGGTATGCATTTACTAACTGATATGTATTATTACATTTGTTGTAATAAATCAAATATCTAAAGTTAACCTGCAAGTCACCAGCTTGTACATCTTCCTGTAAAGCATTACGAAGTAAAGACTGAGTAGTGTTATCAGATTCGCTATCTGATAAACCAACTGGCAGAGAAGCACTAGCCGTAGGAGAAGCCTATCTTACATCTAAGAAGAACAGACCTTCGTTAGGCAAACTTCTGTAATCTGCGTAGTTAACGTCATATCTTACTTCTGTAGATGTAGTTACTACTCCAGTAGTTCTAAGTAAATGCTACAAACCAATCATAACGATTGAATTTGCTTCCTAGAGCAATTCCGTATTGACTGGCCAATGTGGTAGTCTCTTCTAAAGACCAATGTGGTCCACGAGTACCGTCCTCATTTTCCATCTTCATTACAGCTTTACGAGCATATTCCTCATTGAAGTGAGGTCCGTGTTCTTTCTCGTAAGCCTTCACACGAAATATTCTATGCATATTATTATTGATTAATATTGTTTTGAATATGTTATTTGTCGGGAATTTCTATTACCCGTGTATCCGTTACTTTGATCAACGGATTGCTATTTACTATCTGGTAATTTTTGATATATATTTTTTTAAAGTCAAAGTGAAAGAATCTAACTAGCCAGTTCTTATAAGTATTCTTATATTCTTTATTTTCTGTTACGAATATTGTCTACTAGTTTTTTATATCTATTTTGGCTGTTAGGATTGAATCCTTTCTACTAACTATGATAGTTGTTAAGTCATTAAGTTTTAACTCTTTATCGAAGTCTATTAACTTCTCTTTAATTACTGTTTTCACAGAATCCTTAATCTCAGTATTGATTACACTTACATTGGTTAGATTCTTATCTTTGACTTTATTATCTTTCTTTACTTGATTTATCTATTGTATCAAGCTATCCTTACTATTATTCAGTTCATTTATAGTAAGTTGTAATACTCTATTGTGTGCCTCTTTATTAGATGCTATCTCTTCATAAGCTCTAATATTGTTAGTTATTCTGTTAATCTCTGCATTCTTTTTATTTAACTAATGGTTCTAAAACAAAACAGTCGCAATAAGTAAACTAACTAAACCTACTGCGACTATTCTGATATTGTTACTGAACCAATTAATTATCTTTATTACTATTGGTATCATCTGAAAGTTCTCCATCTAATTCGACATCTAATATCTATTCCCCTTTCTTCTTTGCTATCTTCTTAAGTATATTCCACACTTTCCATCTAGGATGTAGTTTACCTAAGTTCTCAAGTAAGGAGAAGAATTCTACTAAAGCTATAGCACCTGATATAAACTCAATAGCGTGTAAATCTATAGAAGTTACTATAAACTTCTCAATAGTAAACGCACCACATATAGCAACTATTGCATCTCTTAGCTTATAGAATATTTTTGAAGTTAATCTCCTTGAACGTGCTAATATTTCATCGTCTTTGTATTTCTTATTTACTTTGCACTCATATAAAGTATTAACTGTGATAATGCCAGCTAGAGCTGTAATAGGAACATATACTGGTGAGTATAGAGATATTAATCCACCTAATGCAGCAGATGCTAATTTCTCTGTACTACTAAACATGTTTTTAAATATAGGCATTGTATGCTCTCCTAACTGATAATAATTCATAGATAGTAAATGATATAAAGTGTAAATCAAAAAAGTCCCAGCTGATTCATAAGGGGTTTAAAATCGGCAGGGACTCTGAAAATTGTTCGAGATTATAATTAATAAACGTTTACATTGTAAATAAGTTGCTATTACTCGATTAAACTTAGTCAAGACTAATAGCGGTTCTTATGAGCTTCTAGCATATTCAATCAACTAATGATATTTAATTATCTTCTTTAGTAGATTGATGCCATTACAATGTTTCATCCAACCAATATGACTACAGACTTGCTGCCTATATCCACTATAAGTCATATGCTTAAGTTTATTCATAGCAGCAACTTTCTTACACATTTTGTGCTTAATATTCTTTCTAATCAAAGTATAATCGTGATAGATTCTATATCCTACAAAGGATATACTTCTATCTTCTACTCTGAATATCTAATAATTACTTTTAATTTCTAATTTAAGTGTGCCTAACTGTTCTCTTATTTCATCAAGTAATTGTCTTAAGTATTCTTTATCACTATGAAGTATTACCATATCATCCGCATATCTAAAGTAATACTTAACAGCCTTATCCTCTTTAAGCCAATGATCAAAATATGACAAATAAAGATTAGCAAAGAACTAAGAAAGATAATTACCAATAGGAACTCCTTCTACAGAGTCTATAATACCATCTAACAATGCAAGTAGCTTATTGTCTTTAATCTTCTTTCTAACTATCTACTTTAATATTTCATGGTCTATACTTGGATAAAATTTTCTTACATCTAACTTGAGACAATATACTGTATTCTATTTATCTTTCAATGCGCTTTGTACATCATACAATGCTTTATGAATTCCTCTCTTTTTAATACAACTATAAGTATTAGTAATAAATACAGAACGCCAAATTGGTTCTAATATATTCATAATAGCATGATGAACAATTCTATCAGGATAGTAAGGTAATTTGAATATAAGTCTTTCCTTAGGTTCTCTAATTATAAATGTATCATACTTAGAGGTAGTATAAGTTTGATTTATCAGTGTACTTTGTAATCTAACCAATAAACTATCTTTATACTTGTCAAACTCCTTAATATCATTTCTATTACTCTTATTCTTTCTAGCTTTCTTATCAGCTAAATATAGATTGTCTATTGAAACAATCTTTTCAAATAAATTATTATATCTTTTCATCTGAAGCACCTAAGTGAGTCTTCACCGAAGTTACCAACACACTCGTTTAGGTTAGTTATATTTTGCCAAGAGGCAAGGTCTCGTTCCTCAAATAATCTGAAAATCACTGATAGTTCTCTGATAATCGTGCTTCATTGTACTGACATTAGCATTCGCATTACTAAGGTCATTGTTAGAATTCAGATTGAATAAACCTGCATTGGAACTATTACTCGTGTTAGCTCCTATCTAACTTACTTGTTCAATCCAGAACGACAACCTATTTGTTAATAATTAAGGGATATATACCAGACGAGTACCGACATCAGCACGCGCAGAACCAAGGCCATTGCCAGAAGACAGAGCGAACAAACCCGCATTGGAACCATAACCCGCGGCAACCCCCAACAGTAAAGTTCTGTCATATGCTACAGCATTCGTCCAATAATAATCACAGAAATACGTAGTAGAACCAGCTCCACCTTCCTAACAGAATAAGTCAGCAGCTGCATTGTTTGTAATGCGTTTAACCCATTGTCCGCTGGTAGTTAGAGTAGTTAAACCACTGTCTTCATATAACGATTTATCTATGCCAAAATTCTCTTTGTTGTTGGTGACGTATATCTTATTGTCTGTTCCTGTTACAACAATATCACAACAGTTCTTCCATACATGACCAAATGGATTCTCAATACCTCTGTATCTATTAGCGTATTGACTGGCTTGTGTTTCAGTACCTTCTGCATCCGTATTAACATATGAATACTGTACTTGACCAGAACCATTACCTAATGAATTAGTAGTACCTGTAGGTACAAAAGCCCATCTATCAGCACCGTTTTCTTTCTTAGTTCCATTAGTAATACCATTACCAAGTCCACCTTGATGATAACCTTCTTCGGTTAATGCAGTATTAACTGCTTTCTAACTATTAAGAGTAGCATATTCTACTACATAACACCAAGTAATAAACTTATGTATCTCATAAGTATAGATAGCATAACTATTACTTCTACCATTACGAGCCTGTGTCAAGAAAGTAGCTCTATTAGTATTTACAGTAGGTACTTGATTTCTAATTGAGTATAAAGTACTGCTGTCCCTATAAGCTTCATATGCAGAGCAATACTTCTTACTAAACTTAGTATATCCTTCTAAGGGATACAAAGACATTCTGATTTCCCAATCATAGTCTCCGTGTACTACCACAGTATAATATGCATCAGGTAATTCAACCATATCATTACCATCTTCAATGCTATTAGTTACTTCAGAACCATCTTCGTAATGATCCCAATCTGTAGCATTAAAGTATTTAATAGTACCATCAGAAGTAAGTCTACAGCCTTTGAATAATGATTGTACTGGTAGGTCTTTATGCATTTGCATATTACCAGTTCTTACTCCATCAGGACTACTACCTGTAAAACGTACTCCATACCATAAGTCACCTGCAGCATATATCTAAGAACCGTTCAACCACATCTCTTGAACGGATTTCCCATTAGCAGCAACTTCTTGGAATGTTAAATTATTTAAACCAACTTGTCCCATAATTAAGCTGAAAGTTTAATATACAATATACCAGGAGTCTAACTACCTACTTCAGGTATTTCATTTACTACTTTAATCTGAGTAACATCTGTAGAAGTTACTTTATTAGCTACAGCAGTATTTATCTTATTATTTGCTTCACTTTTAGTATATACATCAGACTTATTTGCTTTAGTACCTAATTGATTAGTTATAGTAGTAGCAAAGTTAGGATCGTCACCTAATGCAGCTGCTATTTCATCTAATGTATTTAAAGTTTCAGGAGCAGAGGCAACTAATCTGGCACATTCGGCTTGTGCTATTTCGATAGCCTTAGCATCTGTTTCTAATTTAGTATAAGCATCATTAATACCATAACCTGCCAATGTAGTAGACTTATTTGCTTTACCGTTTAGGTCATTGGTTAACTTCTGTTCAGCTTGTTTAGCTCTATTTACCTCATCTGCAATTTCCTATTTCAGTTTCTTTATTTCTACACTCTAATCAGTATTAGTAAAGTAATTAACCGGTAACCAGTCATTGCCTGTATAACTTTTAATTACATTACCATTAGCATCAGTAGATAAGTCAATCCAATAAGTTACTTCCATAGGATTAGGAGCATAAACAGATGCTAGAAAGTTAGGGTTCTCTTGTTTTATCATAAGTTTGTTAAATTAAAGTTATAAAATATTTAGCAATAGACCCCAATACAATAGATGAAATTCCAATTGCTAAGTCTTTTTTATTCCATTTACCATTATAGTAATGACATCTATCACTATTTTCTTTAATGAATAACATTAATAATGATGTACTACTATTAAGTAGTAATGCAGTAGTAAAATATACTACTGCACCAAATATATTATTCTTTGTAGAATTTTTCATTATACTACATTTGTAAATTTAATAGTACCTGCAAAGTTAGCTACTTCTTCCATATTTAAGAAGTCTAATTTAACTGCACCAGATACATTATAGGTCTATATCAGGTTCTTGCTGCTTAGAACACATCATATTGTTCTTTACCCAAGATAATTCATATTCAGTAAGAGTACGATTAAAAATAAGAATATCGCCGTGACAACCAATAAAACTTCTTGAATCATCTTTCCTAATAGTTCCTATAAATAAAGTATCAGTATCTTGTTTATCACCAGGATATATAGTTTGTTCATTATATTTATTTTTAGTTTGATAAACAATAGAATTATCTTTATCTATATTTATATTAGTTGCTGAATAATATGAATATGTATTCCATTTATCTCCTTGTTTATATTCTAAAATAAAAGCACCATTTTGCTCTAACGCTTTAGACATAAATACACCATTATCAACTTTTTCAGCAAACCAAGTTCTATCAGCAATAACGGTATAATCAGTTAGAATAGGTAATCCATAAGCAACTGCATAAGATTTACCATCATAGCAAAGCTGATTAGGATAATCAGCTATCAATTCAACATCAATTTCAATATCCTTATTTATTCCGAAATCATAATAAATATTAGTTTCTTCTTTATTATTGAAAATTTCTTCACTAATAATAGGAACATCTATTATACTACCATCATTAATATATACTGAATAAGCAACTGTAGTCATCAAGTTACCATCGGTACTAACAATATTAAATTTAATATCATCTATTTTCTTATTGATATTAAATTTAAGTTTATAAGATTGATTATAATAATTATTTTTTGGAATGCCAATAGTAAAGCCAAACCAATTATCAGCTTTCTTTTTAACTATATGAAATTTGTTATAAGATTTTGTACTTATATTGCTATTAATAGCTGAACCATAATTCCAATTCTTAAAATCTTGAGCATAAATACCAACACCACTATTCAACTTACCTTTATAACCGTATAAATAAGCATCATGTTTATTGCCGCTAAAGTCTTTTAGAATAGAAGTAGGAAGTTGTTCAATAACAACATTAATGCCAGATATTACTTTATTAATACCAAAACCAAAAAACTGATAGACATTATTGGTAAATTTATAAACGCCATCTTTGCTAATATATTGTCTAACACTATTAATATCTTGAACAAATAGTTTAAGTTCTTCACTAACGCCAGTAACTTTAATAACTATATCATTAGTAGAAGTATTAATATTTTCAATTATATTTAAAATATCTGTTTTAGATTCAGTTATAACAATTTTATTAGGAGTTCTATCAATAGTACCTCTATGTTCATAATAATTAAGTCTTGTAAAATCCTCAGCATAACTTTCAATAACATCGAAATTCGTCATACCCTGCTTACAATAAGGAGAATACCAAGCAACTATACTTTCCTTAAACCAATCTGGCTGTTCAGGTTCAGGCGTACCAGGTATATACCATTCACCTAATACTACAGCTCCTATATTGGTATATTGACTTATACGTATGTGTTTACCTTTAAATAAACTGAAGTCAACCTAATTACTATCCTATATTACATTTACTGTAGGTGTCAAAGTAAGACCTTCAGATAAATTGTTTATAATAAGCTAACCAGTAATATTAGCAGGTTCAATATAGGAATCTCCCTTCTCTATATGATACAACTAAGGAAATACAAAGTATGCCTAAGGATTTATAAATAAAGGCTGATATAGGATTGTTTTCATAGCGCTAGTACTTGTTTACGTAATCTCCCTTCTCTATATGATACATGAACCCAAGAGAAGTTTGATTCATTTATTAACTGATCAAATGGAAGATTATCCTTAATATAGTTGAATAACTTCTCATTTTCTGTCTTACTACCTACAGTAATATCAGCTGCTTCGCCGTATAGGTGCTAACTCTTCTTAGCTTTACTACCTACAGCCTTATTTAAAGCCTCACAGCGATACCCTGAGTTAACTTTGATAGGTTTACCATACCATTCCCTTAAAGGGTCTAAAACAGCCTCTATTAGCTTCTATAGCTTTAATACCCCTTCCTCTGAAGGAGTATTGTCTATACCGTTAGCTTTTGCTGTAGATGACTTTGTCATTTCCTCAATTGTAAAATATTTCATTATTTCTATTGTTTACTGTGTAATATAAAATACTGATACTAGATAAAGTTCATGTGTTTGTGAGACAGTTAGTAAATAGTTTCCAGCTTGTGCATTTAAATGTTCATCAGGAAAAATCCATTGTGAATCATTGTTTTTAGAATTACCTTCTGAATGAATCATTCTGAATTCTAAATTTGTTTGTGTAATTACATCTATTGGAGTAGTGTCATAATAAGATTTTGTCCATACATCTTTAGGATTAAGTACTACTGTATCATCATTTATCTGTATAGTTTTAGATGCAGTGCTACCATTTATTATTACAATGCTCCTTTTATTTCCCAATGGAAAGTCATATGAGAAATGGGGGGGGGTTGGCAGATTAGCAACAAACTCAGCTTTTGTCATACATTCATTGTTAGGTACAACACTGAATCCTTCTGCATAAGCTTCTGACTTTGTAATTAATTCGTTTGTAGGTTCCATATTAATTATTAAGTTAAAAAGGATTTGCGTCTTGTGACAAATATATATATGTAGTTTTACCCATAGCAGTTACAGCTACTGTGCAAGTTCTCATCATGTTTGTCTAATTACCATATAAAGGTCTTACACGTAGTATTCCTCTATCTAACTACAACACTTCAAAGTATTGTGACTATCCTGTAATTTTAGTAACGTAATTACTAGTATAATCTTGAATATTTTGGTGTATAGCGAACTAATTAAGCAGTATAGTAGTACCGTATCTCAATTGAATATCTCTCTATGTAGTACTATTGTGCATCCAATTTTCAGCTAATGAATCTGACGTTAGCTCATCTCTTTCAGAGAAGTTTAACGTAATAGAACTGTAGTCAGCTAATTCATTAGAATCTGTAGTACAAGCGTGAGTAAGTTTATCATTAATCTCTGCCTTAGAAGGACATTCTTGCATAGTTGTAGTAGGATAACTTACATATTGTTTATATTGAGATGGTACTCTATCATAAATATTTTCCCAAGTCTGCATCTTTACAGCAGCTCTAGGTTCAATATCAATTGTTTTGTTTTCCATTCTTCAACTCCTATATTTGTTTCTTTAAATCTTCTACTTCCTACTTAAGTAACTTAATACCTTCAATAGCTACTACTCCTAACATACAATAATCTACAGATTTCATGCCATCGCTATCAGTATTAACTACTTCTGCAAAATTATTCTCTAAATCCTATGCAATAGTACCTATTTGATGTTTATCATGCATATTGAACTCTACAGTAGGTATGTTGCATATTTGATCTAATGTATGATTTAATGGAGCTATATTAGATTTTAATCTAACGTCAGATTCTTTAAAGAAGCCTGAAGCATGTATTGCACCAAAAGCTCCATCTGCACCAGCTTGACCATTACCTACGTATACTGCCTTGGCCGAAGTTACTGAATCATATCTAGATCTATAGTTAATCCATACATAGTTTCCGATACTATCATTTGCAAAGTTAAACTCATTATCATGCACTATTTGTAAATTTTTAACTTCTCCAAATAGATCATCTTCAACGTATGTAAAGAAGTCTTTTATATCTCCTTGTGTATCCTTTATAGAGTATGTGTTATATTCATCTAATACTTCAGAGGAATGTGCAGTCATTTTTAAGTCTGCGTAATCACTAGTATAAAAATAATTAGCACCTCCTCTAAGATATATATAGAATGTAGAAGTCTGTGTAGTCTAACGCATTTCTCCAACTGCTGTTTCTCCTCCCCATCCTGCATACCAATTGTTTAATTTATTTTTAGCATAGTATTGTCCATATCCACTTCCAACAATTGTCATATCAATGTGTAATACAAAACCTCCACTATTGGTAGCCCAAGATGGTTTAGGGCTTATTCCCGCAGAATCATTATTCAAGCTATTCCAAATTATTAAATTACAAGGAGGTACAATACTATTAGGGTCAGCAGTAAATGATACAGGATACCAATGATTTTCATCAAAGCCTTCACCTACTAATGATACTGATTTACGTCTATCTCTATCTTTAGATAGAACGTACATATCATTCACATTTTCTACGATGAATAAATTACTATCAGTATTATCACTATCAATTACAGTTACTCTTCTACAAGTTCTTTGATTACCATTTGATATATAATAATTATAAATAAAATGCAGTTCATATTGAGTATTATCTATATTTTTCCAAGCATTTACTCCTGATAACTGTATACAGTTAGTATCTGGAGTGTCTTTAACGTGGAAAAAATATCGAGTATGTGTTTTTAGTATATCATTAACTATAGATCTAAAGTTAGCAGAACCACCAAAAACTAAACTTATATCACTAGAAGCTCTATCTTTTTCATGATATACAATTGAAATAATATCTCTAATATCTTGTAATTCAATAATGTTTATATCAGAACTACTAGATCCACCGCTCACTTCTTTATAAGTACCATTATCAGATAAGTATTTAGTACCATTACCATTGGTAATAATCTTATCTATTTTGCTTTTATCAGTAGGTACAAGTATACCAGCTTTACTAGCTGTTGCAGAATTAATGTTTATAGTTGTTCCTGATAATGTTCCGTCTACAATAGACGTCTTATCTAAAGATATATTTACACTATCGTTATCACTATCGACAGTAATATCGGTAGCTACCAATTCAGGTATATTATCTACTCTCTACTTTAAAGCATTACCATCTGTAGCACTAAATTTACCATTAAGAGCAGTTTGTGTAGCATTAGATATAGGCTTATTAGCATCAGAAGTATTATCTACGTTACCTAATCCTACTTGATCTTTAGTAACTTCATGAGGATTAGACTTATTATTAATATGTGTTTCTAAATTAGTCTATACAGCATTAATATCAGATGTAATACCAGCTTGATCTTTTAATCCATCCAGTTTAGTTTTATCTGATGATGACATTAAACCTGCTTGAGATATAGTAGCTGAAGTAATAGTAAGAGTATTTCTACCTACTTGCTATGCTTCTTGTCTATAAGTAGTAAAATTTAAAACTGCTTCAGTAGTAGATTGATTTACATTTACTGTATCAGTAATTAGTTTATCGGGTATTCTATTCAATTTATCTGTAGTAGCTTTACCCTTATCTCCAGGATATGCAGTAGAACTAGTTTCACCTAATGCCAATGATTTAGATATTTCTACATAGTCTGTACCTGACCATCTATAAGTTAAATTAGTATCTTGTACTATATATATCTTACCAGATTCGCCAGTACCAGGTAGATTACTAAATGTATCAACTTCTATTACATCATCTACATAAGACGGTAATTGAGCAGATGGAATAATACCACTTTCATTCAAAGAAGCCAAACCATTTGGAGCACCTTTGCTGTTTATAAACTATTGTACTTTACTATTAAGTTCAGACGTATCTCCTATAAGTATCCAACTACTCTGCTTAGTGTAGTCAGCTCCTGGCTATAATTGATATACTTCTCCAGGTCTATCTTTACAGGAAACTAACATACAATCATATTTCCATATACCTCCTTGCTCATCAGTCCAAGTTTCTGGTTTTACTAGATCTGCATATGAGTTAACTAACGATCTAGCTTCGAGAGGGGCATCTTTCTTTACTTCAAGATTACCACTAAAATTAAATGTTCCTCTATCTCTCATAATTAAACGAATGTTATTTTAAATGAAGATGAACCGTTAGTTCCATCATTACGAGTATATACTTTATATTGTACATTAGCACCTTGTACATTTATAGTTTCAGTAGTAACAGAGAATCTACTAACACTATAGTCTTCATACTTACCACTAAGTGTATTCAACAGCGTAATCTTAGTTACATTGAACTTAGCTGGTATCTTAAATGCGTGTTTATTGCTTGCTGTTTCGGCTACAAATGTAACATCTAATGTTTTATTAGTAGTCAATGCCAATTTAGAAAATGCAGTAATATTATCCTTATTAGTATAGTAAGGATATACTCCTGTAACATTCAATGTTTTGGAATTAGAAGGAGTTGAGCTAGTCTTAGTAATAGTATCTTTAGCTACTGATTTATGTTCTTCACTAGTCTTACCTAAGTTACTACATGCATAATATACAGGCATAGAAGCAAATGTAGCATTAGCTGTAGGCCCAGTTATATCTACTTTTACTGTATTAGTACCTTCAATAGCTTTAAATGTCTTGCTATTTAAAGTAACCTAAGCAGGATTAGTATTAGCAGTAGCATTCTCTACACTACCATTAGTAGTACGCTTCATAGTATAATTAACTGAATTTAGAGCAGCGTTACTAGCATTAACTGTTATAGTAGTATTAGAAGAATCCTTTGTATTATCATTAGAGGAACTATAACCGTAAGTAAATCCACTATATGTTCTTGCTGTAGTAGACATAGTAGCAGCAGATAATGTAGTCTTCCCAATAGTAACAGTAGCACCTACTTCTACTAAGCCTGTATTACTTAATGTAAATGAAGGAGCTGCAATAGCTGCACTAACTGTACCTTCTTTGAACACAAGATTAGTAGGCCATAATTCTTTAGTAAATAAAGATACAAATAAATCCTACATGCTTGTATCAGGACTAATACTGTTTATACCAGCTTTGTTAAGTAAGTCAGCTAACGGACCACCTGCAACCGGTATAGCATCAGTAGTCTTTATAGTTTCTGTAGTATCTTCTATTAATTCCTGATAATTACCATTATCAGTTAAATACTTATTACCATCTCCGTCAGTAACTATCTTATCTACTTTTACTTTATCTGTAGCAGACATAACGCCTGCATTACTAGTAGTAGCTGATGGAATAGTTTTACTACCTTGAGCATCACCATCAAACAAACCTGATTCCTGTTTAACGTCATACTCATAGTTGAAAGTAACAGTTGAACCATCTGTAGTAAAGTCTGCAACTTCTCTAATGACGTTATCAGGTAAACTATTAGCTATATCAGCTAAATGCTTACCTTTACCACCATCATACGCAGTACCAGTTACTTCTCCAATAAATAGTCTTTCTGACATAACTACCATATCATTACCATCCCAAAGATGTATGATATTAGTTCTGTTGTACTCATCTAAACCTACTAATACATATACTTTAGATGTAAGTGGGTCTAACATATCCCACTTATTAAAACTTCTAACGTATAGTTTCTTATTTTCTTTGCAGTAGTAAATATCTCCTTCTTTAGCTTGATATAACAGTAAGTCCATTTCTGATACTGTATCTACAAACTTCTATATTTTTATTAAAGCTTGCAGTTCTAAATCACTATCAGATATATCCCCTATATAATCTATTAAGGACTATATACTTAACTTACCATTATGAATGCCATCTTGAAAAGGAATTATTTCTTTACCATTGAGATCTTTCCTTTCGACTAACTGACTTATTCTAATTCCTTTTGTAATCATATTACTTATTCTGTTTTTAATGCATTAATAGCATCTATAATAGCAGGCTTACAGTATTGATTTACAAATTGCATAATAACTTGTACTTCTTCATCTGTATATTCTAGCTCACCTTCAGAATTATATATCTTTAAAGCTAACGAATGAGCTTTAATACCACTACCTACTTCATAAATCAATTCACCTAATTGTTGTCTTGCATCCATACAAATTTTATTTGTTTTTTGGATGTCAGTGTATACTTCCAGTTGTGCAAAATTTATTTTCATAATTAAATAGATCTACTTCTAAGTATTGCATAATATTTGTTTTGTGAATATACTAATAGAAAATCTATAACATCTCCTATATTCACAGTAATCCATTCTATTCTATTACCATTATTATCATATAATATAGGTCTATTAGGATCACTGTCATTATTTCCTCTACCCCATATATTGCATTCTTTTGGATTACTACGTGGGTTATAAACAAATGTTACAGGAACGGCCCATTCAATAGTTTGTATGGCTAACTTTGTTTTTACGCTATCAAGATGTGGTAATCCATACCACATACGTCTAACGCTACTACCTATAAATATAGTCCTTGAATACTATTGATACAGTATCTAGTTTTCAATAGGATCTGTAGCATAAGCAAGTTTATAACCTACTACATCCCCATGTAATGACAAACTTCCAAAGCCGTATATTGCCATATTACGAATTAAACTGCCAGTAATATCAAAGTACAGACCATCATTTATCTATGCAGTACTAAAATCATTAGCATTACTTTTAAAAGAACCAAAGTATGAATAACCTAAAGAATTAGGAGTACCTATTAATGCTTCTCTTTCACCTTCCTTAAACTTTATATAACTAGAGAACAGCTTCATTCCGTTTGTCTCTGTACCACCAAATAGCACACCTGTAATTTCAAGTGACTAAATAGTACCAGATAATGCTTCTATTTCTCCCCTTATGGATGCGTTATTAGCTACCATTCTACCATCTTGTCTAACTAAGAATGGAGCGTTAGCCCTATTCTCTTCAGTAGTACCGGCCCATATACGAACAGAATTGTTATCATTACCACCTTCACCAGTAATACCTGCTACTACATGAAAATCATTAGTAGTATTACCAGTTTGATAACCAACTCTTAATGAGTTACCAGTAATAAAGTCTAATTTAGCATTTTTAGCTATAATCAAATCAGTATAAATACTAGCTACATTCTGAGCTAATTCTTCCCAATATTCAACTCCACCGGGAGTACCAGGCTTGTTATCACTAGAAGATAAGTGTTTGCCTTGTCCGTGACCTCTATCTATAGTAGATATACATTTGTATGCTTTATAACCTGTAGAAGTTCCTAAATCTTTAATTAAAGCAATATCTAAGTACCTCAATGGTTGTACTGTTGGAGATACTTCACTTTCATTGCAATATAGTCTACCAGGCCACCATTCAGACCTACGTACTATTAAACCTTCTCCTGTATCACCTTTAGATACCTGCATTAACCAATCCGGATTACTATCGCTAGGTTTAGTATCGGTACCGTTTATATTAACACATAACCATAAGTAACCTAATACACTTACTCTATCATAGTAATCATAGTGAGTGTCTGGTTCCCAAGGTCCTCTATCATTAGCATATCTTATCTCTTCTCCATTTGGCTTTACTTGAGTAATAGTACCGGTAAAGTATACTGAATTAAGATATGCCGAATATCCTCTCATATCGTAACCAAACATATTGAGATTATCAAGATTACCAAATTGCATTGCAATATTCTTAGCCTTCTAATCCCAAGTATTCTAGTTTACTAAGTAACGTGTATAAGTACGAGTTGAGTAACAAGATGTTTGGCGATCTACATTAGTTTTATTACCATATGCAACAAAGTTCATTTGAGCACATGGGTGAAACGTCATATTCCAATAATCATCTACTGGCCTAAGCTTGTAACCAAATTTCTTATTTTGTGCATCTAGTATGTTAGTAACTTCAAAGTAAACAGTATAGAAACCCGCAAACTTTCTATTACCTCTACCATCATCTTCATCGTGTTCAGCATTTTCATCTGTCTTCTCTGAATGATATATACCCATACATAAGTCACCCATTGATACAGCCCCGTATTCTCCTTCTTCTAGTTTCAGTGTAATAACACCTGAATATTCATCTGTTTGTTCTACACTTTCTATTACACCTGCGCCAGGAGCATTCCACTTATCTCCTAATTGAATCTCTACACGATTATATCTCAATTCAGGTACTTCAAGGAATCTACGTAAAGTAAGACTATCAAATTCAGCATGACCATATCTGTCAATCTTACCACCAAATCCTGTAAGACCTGATGCAAAACCTTCTTGACCAAATATTGCTGATTCTTTAAACCATACTTCGTAAGCAGTAGAATCAGGCTTGATCTTACTTAAGAATACATCATCATATATCTCTGTATTCAGGTTCTTATTAGTCCACTTCTATAATTCACTATCCCATGCTAATGCATTGTCATTACGTAAATTATTAATAGATACATCTTGTAAATCAACTAATTTACCAAGTAAGCCAGTTACTACCTTATTAGCAGCAATATTTGACCATCTTTTACCATCATACTAAAGTAAGTCTAATTTAGCAGCATCTACTATATTAGTATCCTTCATCTACTCAATACGATTCTATAGATTAATTTGAGTTTGTAGACTGCCTATATTATTACGTAATTCTTCTATATCAGATGTATTAGCTGATATATTCTCATTAGACTTATCTAAGTCTGTATCTTTAGCATACTATATTAGACTATCTGATATAGTCTTAATAGATGTGGTATTTTTCTGTACTTGTTCTTCTAATGGAGTCATTTTTCACAAATTAAAAGTTCGTCATAGAATGTTTTTATACCTAAATCTACTCCTAAACTTTGTTCTAGCAGTATTGCTTTATCATCAGTTTCTGAAGTATCCTTCCACATTTCATCCAAAGGATGTACTAACTTGCTTATCAATGCTCTAAGACAATCTATTTGTTCATCTGTAAACTTTAAATCACTTTCTAATAGACGAGCAATATGATTAGCACAAACCCATTTACGTATACAAGGTATACCTTGATTAGAGTTGTACTTAACTTTTAAGTTATACTCTTTACCTATTCTATATATATCATCTATTAGCATAATGAACAAACTCCGTTTCTACAAGTTTTATTACAAGCAAAGCAATCGTGGTTATTGTAGAATGTAGTTTTAGTATCTAAACATATATTTAGCATTCTAGCTATATCTGTATAATACTGTACTGCATCGTCTATTAAGTTATTATTGATAGCGTAACTTAACAGATCTTGTTTCAATAAAAACAATATCATTCTATCTATTTGCTGATCATCTAAACAAGTACTACAGTTCTTACATAGTAATTCTACTTCTTTATAATATATATCAGCTTGATTGAAAAAGAATTGACTTGAATTATCTATAGTAGCAATAAACGCACTCATACACATATTTTCTAATTTATTAGAATCTATTACTATAGATAATCTCTATTCGTCAATCTTTACATCAGAGCTATAGTCTGTACCTAATACTAATAATTTATATGAATGCTTATCAGGATTTACTGAACTCCTGTTAGAATAGTTATTCAGTGTGTCTATATATAAATACAAATTTGAATCTACTGAATCAGGTATCTTTGTATCTAATTCTACTACTATGTTGTGTTTTACTATTGTTATACCAGTTATCTTCATATTAATACTTTTAAATAAAAAAAGGCTACAGGGCTATTTAGCCCCATAGCCCTTGTCAGCACACTGAAACACTGTTTTTATTATGCTACAGTTTCACCTTTGATAAATGACTGAATACCTTTATCAACGATAGAATTAACCATACTAGGACAGTATACTTCCGTAGTCAACGGAGTAGTCTTAATATATTGGTTGTCATTACTCAGATACAGGTTATCATTTTCAATTACTGCATAGTCATAAGAAGCACCTTCTACTACTTTGCGAGCCTGTTCTACTTCAGGATATGCACCAGTAAACACATGACCTTTATAGCCCATGTAGCGTACTTCTGCATCACGAACTTGCTTCCAGAAACCTTTACCAGGATTACCTGGAGTCTTAGCAATAGTAGCACCAGATACTGCTTCCGGCTGATTAGCAAGCAATGCACCAGGAACAGTATGATACAGAGATACTTCCATATCTACTACAGAGTATTCATTCAGAGAATAAACACCTTCATTATCATCTTTAACCATAGCAGTCAAAGTGAGAACAGCAGCAGCATTCTTAGCCTGAATACGACGATTCTTGTGAGCATTAATTTTCTTTACAAAAGCTTCCGCTAATTTCTGTGCTTCATTTGATTCAGCATATACTTCATAAGTATGAGTAAATTGGAAGTTATTAGCTTCAATATCTTTATACAATACACGAAGTACATATCTGTGACCAGCTACAATAGTAGCATTAGTCAAAGTAATAACTACTTTATCTTGAGTAGGTTCTACATGCTGACCGATTACGGCAGATGGTTTAGAACTCTTCTGAATCTCATTAGAGAATTCAATATTAGCTTTCTAAGCAACATTACCATCAGGCATAGTAACATTGATCTTTTCACCTGCAACACCTACATAGAGTGAGCTAGCCTTAGCGGCTTCTGCTGCTGTTTTAAGGATAGCTTTATTCTGATCAAACAAAGCTACTTCACCAGCATTCAAAGCATCTACAGTAGTATAGCTAGCAGGACATTCCTTACCGATAAGAACGGTGTGAACTGAAGTTATCATATAATGTAATTGTTATTTTAAATTAGACATATTAAGCGCTTCTGTCTATTTTCGCTTACTTTCTACTTTCCTAACTTGTTTAAAAGTTTAATTTCCACGTCAATAAGCGCTTTCTGTTAATGTTATTCCATTGAATTTACTTCATTAGAATATACATTATAATTTGGTAAAGTAGCTAATATTAACTATACTGCTAATTTAACTATTTCCATATGAGTATGACTAGGAAGGTCTGTATACTCATCAGTAGGATTAGCTTTAAGGTCTACTTTACTTGGTTTCTTTAAATACTCAATAGTATATTCAGCTACCTTATAATTACCATCAGTATATAAAGTAATAGTATTATCCTACATGAGTTTGATAGGTTTAGCTTTAGTATACTTTAGATGATACTCTGATAATGAATTCTCTTTGATTCTGTCTACAGTTTCAATAGTACCTTCTATAGTATCACTATACTTAACTTTATAGTTACCTTCCGAGTCTTTCTCCCAACAATCATTAGTAATACCATCTGCAGGAGCTATACCTGCTGTATCACCTAATAGTATTACATAATCGTCAGGTAAGGTAACTGTATAGGTTTCTTGATTAACCTTAGTAATGCCATTATCTTTATAAGTGTACTTTGTAACCAAAGTACGTAAATCATCAGTACGTTTCTAGTCCTACTCGAAGCCTCTTTGTTTGAAATTGATACCTGAATATCTAGTCTTCCAGAACTTATCGACAGCTTCATTAATAAATGATAATATAGTATCAGATGGTAGTTTATTATCAATAGCTAATGTAGGACTAATCAGCTATAGTCTTCTTTCTACCTCTATTTGCATTTCACGTGGACTCATTATTCATTCAAGCTATCAAGTTGTACTTTAGTCTGCGTTCTCTGAGATTCTATAGTCTCTAGTGCTATTTCTACAGCTCTATCAATTACTTCATTTAATATGTAATCAGGAACCTCAGTGATATCTTTATTGTAGTCTGTATAGCTTATATTCTGAGGATACTTAATATAAGTAATATCAGCAGTATAAGTATCAGCAGACATACGTATAGGATCTATATATATCTTCAATGTATTATCTTCTAATACTGCTACAGGGGTTTCTATCCAAGGCATATTGTTATATGTCTGTAAGAATCCTTTAGCCTTTTCATGATCTATAAGTGTACATATAGCAACTTCATCATTGAAGTGTAATACACAATCTACATAGAACATTCTCTTAAGTTCTTGATTGTCTTTAAAGAAATTAGATAGAGTAAGAACATTAGAGCTAGAGTATGGATATACTAAAGGTTGTGCAGTATCTGTCTTAATTAACTTCTATAAATCAGCAATACGCTTAACGGCACCTTCGAATCCTACTTTCATAGTATTGTTACCGGTGTACTTATTACATATTACTTCTATATAAGCCTAATTAAGAAACAAATCTATTTCTTCAGGAAGGAATGCAGGGCAGCCACCGAAAGCGACTGCCTCTGAATTCTTATCCATGAGAACTTTAAATGCCTTATGTAAATCAGATATCTTCATTATTTGGATTTAATTTCATTCATAATGGCTAACTTAATGTCTTGATTTTTCTTATCTTGTAAGTAAACAATAACATCATCAATACCATTACCAATCAGATCTGTACCAAAGAAGTATTGAGTTCTATTCTTACGAATAATATTTTTAGCAATAGCTTCTTCAATGACAAAGTTAATTTCTTTATTTGGGTTATTTACCCATTTCAACATAAACTTATCAGGTGCTGTTTCAACTTGTTCAGTAAGCTTAGCTTCAACGAGTTCATTTGACATAGTATCTGATTTCATACCATATAAACGCAAGCACTTACGCATATCTTCAATAGACATTTTATCTAATTCTCTATATGCTTCACGCTTAATCTTATTGATACGATTAGCTTGTTCTGCTTCAGAGTCTTTATTAATCAGTACATAGTCTTTAGAAGGATTCATATTGGCTAATCCGTCTGCTACTCGTTTGTGACCTTTAAGGAACAAATATTGCAGTTCATCCAATGGCTTATCTGTATCCAGTATTAAGTCTCTTTTACCAAGTTTGACTGCGAAGGTAGTCCAAAAATCGCTATTAGGGGACAACTCGCCTTCTTCTTTATTTAAGGCTTTCTCTAATCTACGAGCATCTTCTGTACTCAAGCCAGTGTAGATATTACCAGATCTAGTCCAGTAAGGTCCTACATAATCAAATGTTGTAGGCCATTTTGTAAGTCCGGTCCAAGGATTTACTTTAACTATTCTAACGATTACTTCCATAATATTAAATATTAGATTCTATCAAGTTAGGCAGCGTTTTTGTAACGCCATATCAGATTAAATTTTTTGATAACCTTAGGTTGTTCGGATCGGCAGTAATATTTGACTGTTGTAGAAGTAACATTGTATTTTTCTGCACATTCTTTAGTAGTGTCAAATTCTTCTACAATATTTCCTTCTAAATCATATACTACTATAGCTTTTTGATTTAGTAAGCGTATCGCATCTGCATGAGCTTTGTGCATGTCTTTATACTTCTTTTGAGCTTCAGACATTTTTTTCTTAGTCTCTTCAGATGCTTTCCTACCGATAGCTTTTTGGCGAATCTTTTCTTTAGTTTCTTCAGAATGCAGTCTACCAAATGTACCGTCTCCGCCTTCCGTTAAGTTATAACCTTTCTCTCTATTCATAGAATCATACTGTTTAATCCAGTACTTTTCTTTCTCTTTCAATTCCTCATACGTTTCGGCAAAATCAATTATCTCTAATGTGAAGTTTTCCTCTCCGTATTTAGCCATTGAGCGATGGATAGGAGCAGGTTCGCCGGTACGAGCTTCATACCAATGATGGCGATATCTTGCACCGGCGCCCTGATTTGTTATTCCTATATAAACTTTTCCTGTAACTTTATTAGTGATTTTGTATACGTCATTATTTTTCATATAATATAATCATTAGTTATATTATATATAACGTATTATTCTAAGAAAAGTTTCTTTTTTTAGTAACTTATTTTAGAATAAATCACTCAAGTATGAGCTCTCCGCAAGCACGAGGATCACGCAACATGATACCCATTTCACCAAGGAAGAATACGGTGTAACCGTCTTTACCGTTAGATCTCAGAGTATCTTTAGACTTAGCATAACCATTCGGAGCTACAGCACCACCAGTATACCAAGTTACGAATTCACGATCTTTACGTACTACTTTAACGATGTTAGCTTCACCATCACGACGACCAAGATCCAAGAAAGTCATACGATATGATTCCTTCGGTTTCAAGGTTACCGGATGCAATTCACGGTTATAAGTAGTATCGTCATACAGCGGGAAGTACTTCAGAGTCAACTCGATACCGTTGGTCATTTTGTAAGTCTTGAACTGACCACCAAAAGTAAGGTTATCACCAGAACCAGTTACAAATACTGTATCCATCAGATTCATAGTAGCTACCTTCTCTTTCAAGATACGGTCAAACTCACGCATACCCATTTCACCAGTCAAGGCAACAAACTTACGTTCGTTAGTACCAAGACAGTTGTAAGACAGATCGAACAAGAAGTCTTCCAACATTTCACCAGTTAAACGAGTGTAATAACGTCTGTTAGACGGAGCAATCTGTTCCAACAAACCAGCACCGATAAATACCGGACGGCCGTTAGTACCCTTCAAATTACAAGAACCGTCTTTGTTTACATTAGTCTTCATGTAAACCAACATACGTTCACATCTCTTATACCATTCACGCAAAGCTTTCCATTCCTGATAATCAGCCCACAAGTAAGAAGTCTTACCAGTTGCAGGATCTTTCAGAGCAATAGCCATTACAGTAGAATAGGCAGAACCAGTGATATCGTAGTTAATACGAATCGTAGTAAGGTAGTTACGCATCTTGAAGTGAGTGTTATAGTTCAAGATATCACCCTCTTCACTGTATTCCTCATATGCAGAAGCAAGACGAGAAACCTGCTTTCCAGCTTCAAGATATTCAGCAGGAATATAAGATGAAGGTTGACCATCGGCTACAAAACAAGTATATACCCACAGATTTCCATCTTGATAAGGTGCGCCAGATACACGTACTTGGAATTCCTTGTTATCAAACTCAAGAATAGCACCAGGACCAAACCAGTTATCTTCCAACCACAACATAATAGGTGTGTTACCCAAACCTGCAGTAGAAGTAGAAGTAATAGCTGCGCCATTCCATTTAGCGTCTCTAATTGTTACGGCACGGTCAGCATCGATCATTACAGACCATTCAAATGAAGGCTGATCGATAGTCATAACGTTGCCAAGACCACCTGTCAACATATCCAAAGAAGTGCTATAGCCACTATCTTTAGTACCGAATACATAAGACAGAATGGTAGAAACCTGATACGGATTCTACTGAGAAGCTACAGAAATCTTCGCAGTATCAATCAGGTCAGAAAACCACTTACCTTTGTATAGTTGCAGATTGTTAAGAATACTGTTATCCATAAAAATACTAGTAATTTAATTTATTTGTTTTAATTTTATTATGCGACACGTAGTTGTCGTGCAAAAGTATCCCAAATAGTTGAGGTACTGTCATTGTTTATAACTTGCTTCCTAGACTTCTTAGTAACTCCACTTCCTCTCAAACTATTTTTGAAATTATCTAGAGCGTCTTTCTTACCTTTCTGCTTTGCAATAGTAATCAAACTATCACCCTTCATAGTAAAGTAAGCGGAAGTAATCAAATTCTTAAGGCTTTTAGCATAATCTTTCTGATACTTGGTAACACCTTCTGCATCAGGTTTAAATATATATTCCAACAAAGCTCGTTTGTCTTTTTCTGGAATTTCAATACCATAAATGCTATCCATGCCTTTTATTTCAGAGACAACGTTATTAAAGAATGTCTGTTGCTGCTTCTAAGCCTCTCTAGCAGACTTTTGTTGCTCCTCTAATAGCTTTTCCTTCCTTTCAGCTTTGATGTCTTTAAGAGCCTCTAATGCATCCACAGCTTCATCTTCAAGAATACCAGCATCTTCATACTTAGTAATCTTCTTATCAATCTGTTTAGCAGAGAAGCCTTTCTCTTTCAAAAACTCCTTTACAACTAATTTCTGATTTATTTCGTTATCCTCCACCTCGATATTGTCAAGATCAATATCAGCGTCAATACTAAAATAATCTTTAAGGTTACCTCCATTACGTACAAATTCATCAAGTTTCTCTACTTCCTCACTAGCATACTGAGGTACAGAGTTTTCTTCAATTACATCTTTAAAATATTCAATAAGGTCTTCTGCAGTCTTAGGCTTATCTTCATCTTCTACATCAGACCAACCTAACTGTTCAGACAATGAATCAAAGAAGTTAACGATTAGTTCTTCGGAAGTAGTTCCATCATCGGAATCTATATCATCCTCCTCTCCTTTTTCATCCACAGTGTCATTATCCTTGTCAGTCTTAGTTGTCTTCTTACTAGACTTCTTAGTTTTTGAAGGCTCATTAGTTTCAATGTCGTCGTCTTCTTCACCTTTGCCATCTACATCATCTTCTTCCTCTTCTTCATCTTCTTTGTTATTTGTAGATTTCTTACTTGTTTTACCTCGTAGTGCTTCCAACTCCTCATCTGTCAGCTCTTCAACTGCATCAAATTCATTATCAATATTGTCAATTTCTTTAGTTTTATTAGCACCTACATTAGGATTAAGGCTTTCAAGAATAGCCTCAAAACCATTTAATGTGTTCTTATTTTCCATAATTATTTAATAATTAGATTTATTTCTTTTTTCTCTTTTTAGCCCACTTCTTAGCCTGAATAGCAAAATTAGCTCTGCGTCTCTATAGAGTAGAGGCTTTTGGATTATTCATTACACTGTGTGCATGTTCTTGTACACTTTGACCTGCGGCTTTGGCAGACTTTGTAAATTTACCTCTATTCTTTTTCTTTATATGTATCCCTCCATACTTATAGCTAGGTATTGGATACTGTGGATATTGTAACATATTAATAATTCTTAGTAGCTCCTAATTCATAGCATCTTCTTATTAAGAATTCTATTACTTCGTGAGCTTCTTCCTATGTAAAATATTTTTTATCTTCAAATAGCTTGATTGCATTTATCTAATCTTCTGATAAGATGTCCTCTATGTTATAAGAATCCTGTGACGGAGGCATTATAACATCTGGTAAGTAATGATATGAATGCTCCTCTTTGTATTTATCTAAAGTATTAACCCCTGTCACATAAGTATATAACTTACGATCAGTCTCTGTTTTCATTGCTTGTAAAATATTTATTTGCTCCTACCGCTCCTACTCCAAGTAATGGTATAGTATTAATAGCCTTAGTAAATTCATCGTCTGGATCGCCTACTTCACCACCATTAGCCATATACTATACTGGATCCTAATACATATTATATGCAAATGTATTAGTAAGTTCTGATATATCTGCATCTTCTAATGACTCCCATTGTTCTGGTATCTTAGCTCCTTTACTACGCATATTACTTATATCTTCAGGAGTAAGTTGTCTATTAGGATCTATATAGTAATTACCCTAATCATCTTTCAGATTTGAATTATTACCTCTAAAGTCCCAAGTCTGTGCGTGTTTCTCATTAGCCTAATTAACATAATCTTCATATGAACTATCAGAATTACTAATGCGTACATTAGGAGAGGCATTAAGTATAGCTGGAGTATTGTCTCCTACCATATGACCAACACCTTCATGCCAAGTATTAGCAGGTCTTAGTGAAGTATAACTGTGAGCTTTTGGATTAGCAAAACCCTTAGTACCTTTTTCCTTAAGTATATTAAGCTATTGATTAATCTGAGCATCCGTAGGATTATAACCCTATCCTACCATATTATCTCTCATAGCTTCAGTAGGGGTTTTCCATGTAGCTTTATCTATATTAGATAATACACTGCCTAATTTATCTCCTCCTATCTAATCTGAATATTTTGGATTCTTAGCTCTCTCAGTATACCAATAGTTTGCAAAGTCTTTTTGATATTCATTCTGATTCTAGAACATCTTGTTGTAATCAGGTCTTCCATCTACTAAAGACTCTTGCATTATATCTCTTCTAGTCTTACGCTGAAACTCATTCACCTCTCCACCATATTCATAGGAGTTTCTAAGTCTACGGCGTTCTCTTACTTTCTTTTTAGCAGATTCAGGTAACTAGTTATAATATTTTCCTTCATCAAGAGGTACAAAGCCAGTTCTTTGAACAAAAGGAGTACCTGCCTTATCTAACTGTCTTGACAACCATCTTATTGGTCCAATATACATACTAGAAGCTCCCTTATCCTTAGTATCAGTAGGGCCATAATCATTCAAATCGTATGCTCTCTGATAGAGTTTGTCATTACTAGCATTGTAGTACAATACAGAATTATAACTACCAGCATGAGGTAATTCTGGAGTATATTCACCTAGAGGTAATGTTCCTACTGGAATTAAATTACTTCTTTTAATAGTTGTGTCAGAATCAGCAATATACTCATACACAGGTACTTCTCCATGAATTTCTTTGTGATAGTTAGCAGCTCTTCTTACAATTCCATAGGGGTCTTCCTCACTGTTAGTATCTACTACTCTATAATTAGGATTCTTTGTCATCTGCTTCTTTTGATTTTCAGGAGATAATAGAAACACTTCTCCTGGATCATATAGAGTTTCGTCTACACTCTTTATTGCATCTGCTATAGGTTCTACAAGTGGCGCTTCAACTGGAGCTAATACTGGGTCATTCTGAGTTTGATGTATAGTATAATATGCAGCAGCTGCTATAGCTGGTGTTCTTCTTTCCTTATTGAACAACATATCAGCAAGTGAGGCAAATACCTAACCAACACCTAAAGCATGTCTGCCACCATTCTGATAGGCTTGTACTTTCCAATCCCAATAGCCTTTACCGGGATTATTCTCCCGGTAAGACTTTAGGTTCTGCATTCTCTATTTAAATGCTTGTTTATCCATAATTCAATCATTTACTACCTTTTCCGCCTTTTCCTTTTTTACCGCCGGATTTCTTTCCACCACATGCCATAATTATTTCTCCTTTTTACTTTTATAACTACCTATTTTTAAATACTTAAACCACGCATAGTGCTTACGCTCTTTACAATAGTTTAGGTTCTTATCATTATTGTGTGCTTCTTCTTCGAAGCTAACATCGTGATATCTATCACTCTGTTTATTCCATTTACAGGACAGCATTATACAAAGATATTCTATAGCATACCATAAGTAGAAACCAATCCACAACATTTCTTGCATCTATTTCAAATGGATTTTCTCATGGTTATACTCTGTCATTGTAACTACAGCATCATTTCTCTGGAATATAACACCAAACAGATTTATCAATTTATAACCTTTAAAAGGTATAAACTTATTCTTAATTATCTTCATATTATTTCTCTCCTGTTACTCTGTTTTTGATAGCCGTTTTTGCTTTCAATTTCTCACGCTCCATTGCAGCCTTGTCTTTCAATTTCTGCAACTCTATTTCCTGCTTCATCTTATCTTTTTCAAGTTGAATTTTCTTGTTTTCAACATCACGCTTCATTTCAATTTCACGTTTCTTGTTATTCAACTCAAATCGTTTAGATGCTGCATCAGAATTAACCTTCTGTTGTTCAATTGCTTGTTTACCTATTTCGATTACATCAGGTATTCCATTCCCGTCTTGATCCATATTTTCAGAACCTCTATACGCATTAATTTGAGCAACTGCAATCTTAGTATTAGCGTCAGTATCTATCTTATATTTTTCAAGGTCTAATTTACGATTTTCAGTATCTAACTTAGCTTCCTCGATCATAAGTTTCTCTTCCTCCATCTCATTCTGCATCTGTTGCATTTGCATTTCGCGTTCAGCTTGAGCTTGTTCCATCTGTTGCTGTTGCTCCATACGCTTTTGCTCAATTTCTTCAAGACGTTGCTTAATCATACTAACGTTGTCCATAGTAATAATTTCAGCAATATCAAGTAAGCTAGCACCATTCTGCATAGCAGGTTGCATAAGCTGTTTAAGAGCCTCTACCTGTTGTTGATTCTTGGTTGTATCATCTACAAATACATCCATATCTTCATAGAAGAATTCATCAGATAGTGTTATAAATGCTCTAGTAGCATCATCTAATATATAATGAAGACAACGCTTATTATCTTTCCATGCTACTTTTGATGTATCTAGAAGCATAGTAAGAGCTTCTTTCTTTACCTAATTATGTACCCAGAACCAAGGCTCAGTAATATGAGCAGATTGTACCACAGAACGTTCTACATTACCTACTAATTCATTAGACGCAATAGAACCCTCACGTTGTTTACTTACTCCTGAGATTTCAGATACCATGTCTTCAATCTTATTCATTAGATTAATATACTAATCAATAGTATTAGCCATACTTAAATCTAATGCCTAGAACTGATTGAACTACGAAGGCTTACCTCCCTCACGACCAGGTATATCCCAACCTTCTTCATATGGATTAATAAAGACAACACCTAAAGCTCCTAAGTAATGCATCCACTTATTTACATCAATACCCATAGATTTAGGTATCTAAGTAACGTCAATAACTGGTACTTTACCTTTATCTCTAGACATAGCTAACTCGAGACGATACCAGAGTACAATATACATGTATTGTAAAGGTTTCATCATACTTACTAATGATCTAGGAGAACTATTGGTATTATTATATACTACTCCTGTATAAGGTAATTTCTAAGAGTTTAAGTTATCTGCAGATATGTGTTGATATTCAAGTGGTTGTATACCTATATATAAATCTTCTCCCACTCTATATCCTTCCCACACTTCTATAATCCAAGACCATTCTACATTTATTTCTAGTCCTGTAACTTTATAGGATTCGTCTACTTGTAATTCATCAATCTCGCCAGTTTCAGGGTCCTAATATGTGACGAATCCTATCTTTTTAAATGACTTCCAACAGCAATGCCATACGTTGATATTATCACTACCTTCAAATGGATTAGAAGTAAACCCATTAATAGTATGTATTTTAATATGTGGATAGTCTAAAGATGTCTTTCTTACTTCTGGATTAATACCACCTCTACTAGTGTCTTCAATCATCTCAAGCAATTCATTCAATTGCTTTTCAGACATTTTGTCATAGAATCTATCATATATCTCAGTAGCTGACATAATCATCTTACGACAGCACCAATCTGAGTCGTGTATAAATTCTAAGTCTGCAGTCTGATCATAACTAAAGTATAAAGGATTTACTCTCTCTAAGTAAGGATTGCCGTTAATAATACCTACATAGTATATCTCTTCTCCAGCAATTAAAGCATCTTTCCATCCTTTATAGAACTCATGAGTTATATTGAGTTTGTTCTTTAAATAGTTGAGGCTATGATATGCAGTAGTTTCAGCAATATCCTTATAGTCTTTATTCAAATACTTTTGAATCTATTCGGGAGGCATTATTTCTCCAGACTATATAGCTTGCTGAAATCTCATAGCCTCTTCGGGACCCATATTAGCCATGATCATACCCATTATATAATCGGTAAGCATCTACTTAGCTCTCTCTTGTATGTCACTAGTAGCATTATCGCTAGTACGTACAACTCTAAAATTAAAGGGTCTTTTAGTTTCTTCTCCGAGTAATAAGTCAACTTTAGGCTTAATTATGTTATAGTCCTGTGCAGTAGCTGGGAAGCCGTCTTTCTGTTTAAAAGGGTTAGTAACATAAAGTAAATCCTTTTCATTATAGATACTATTGTATAAATCATAGTATGTCTACATCTCTTCATATCTAGTACGGCCATTATTACCACTGCCACTACTAAATCCAGATTTACCGATTATGTAATTTACGCATGCTTCTTTCCAGTCCTTTGTCTTCTTTGACATAGGTAGTTTCTATACTGGAAATGAACCAATATTTTTACTTATCATATCCTGTTAATTAAATGTATATACATCTTCATCGACTTGATTATAACTATCGTCATAGCTATAATTATCATAAGTAAATAGAGGACCGTCGAATAATAGTCGTTCTCTATTACTTTTTTTCTTCTCTTTAACAACTACATTGTATAGTTGTTCCCGATAAATCATTACCTGCATCAACGCCATGACACGGTCAAAGTTACCTATATCATTGTAACCTATAAGTTCTTCTAATAGCGGTTCTGACAGTATCTCATGCAGGTTTTTATGCCCTGGGGATTTTTCCTCATTAAGCCAGTCTTTGATCAATCCTTCACCCCATTGCTTTATCTACTTATTCATGTGGCAACCTTTCTTACGCTAAACTTTAGAATTGCCAACAATATCAGATATAATGTCTGGCTAATCAGCCAACAAGTAGTCACAATGCTTAGCAGTAAAATATGGAAACAGGCCTTTGCGCTCATTTTCATACATAATTCTACCATTGTAATAAACCGCTAATTTACGTAAATTTTCATAGTATTCTTCTGCTGTAGAAGGTCTTCCAGTGTACTCAGCTACAATTATATCATAATAATTTTCAAAGCCCTAAAAACGCTTGTAAACGAATGTAGAACCTAATGAATTAGTACCTGACTAATCGTGATCATAAGGGTCTACCCCAAGTATGTATAAACCAATAGGAGCATCTTTTACAGGATGTTCCCATATTACTATAGAACCAGTAGGATCATCGTCTTTACCTAATGGATATTTAGTAATGTCACCTTGTTTCTTTACTATCCACTTTAATGATCCGTCAGATTCCCATATTAAATCCCCTATTTGTTTATGGTTGGTTAACTTCTTATTAGTGCGTATTCTTGCTAATTGTTCTTGTAGTTCTTTCTTAGGAAATATGTTACCATTGAATTCCAAACATGCTTCAGCAGGAGTAATAGGACGTTCCGCAATATATCTATCTACTGCTACAGAATTGGTAGAATTCTCAATAACTATCTTTCTTTCAGACAGTATATACTCCCTTGCTTTATAGGTCAGAGTATTACCATCATTATCCATATACAGACGATTACCTTTATCGTCACGTATATCCATGTTGGCATACTAAGGTATAAAGAATCCACATTTGGTATTGTCTACTGCTTCATCCCAGATGTTATTAAGTTCGAGGCAATTAAATCCTTTTGGCTTATAAAACATCTCTTTAAGTGTGGCAAAATTAGAATCTGTATCACCACCTGTACCATATGCAATCATAGTACCAAATGCTATACCGTCTGTCTCTACAGAAGGTCTAGCAATTTGCCATGCCGCACTTAATTCTTTAAAAGAACCGGCCTCTTCAAACATAATAAGATTAGCAATCTTACCACGTACTACGTCTGGATTATCTTTCAAAGTAACTCCAATGATTTCAGACTTATAACCTACTTCAATCTTATTACCGTATTCATCAGTAACCCACATACCTGCTCTACGTCTAAGCTGAGTACTAACAGATCTCTTTTTACTCCATGCAGTATGTTCGTCAATAAAGTCCATGTAACCCCAAGCTTTAGTAAGAGTACCATCATCTGTCAAATACTATTTATTAGATGCATATACATATGACTTAGAATCAGGTATTAAATAGTAATTACGACATAGCATAGCAGCACATTTGTATGAGTAACCCTTACGTCTGGATTTCAATACACACAAATGTTTACCCTCTTCTTTGCATTGTTCTACACATTGGAAGTAGTAATAGTCATAATCCCAGAAATCAGGGAATGTAACAATGTGTTCTGATTTATTCTTACCATCCACTATACGATTAACCTAACGATAAATAGGACAGTAATTTAAATAAAAATAGTTATAGCCACTAATGAAATCTCCATCATCAGCAGTATAACCATTAATACATTTCTGCTACTCTTCCTGCCAGAAACGCATATATTCAGCCGTACCTTTAGGGTACGGACAATATGAGCCAGTTGCTATAAACTATAGTGCTGGCTTTCTAAATTTATTACTATTTAATATCCTTTTGTTAAAATCGACCATGTTTAACTATAATAAAAGGGGCACGTTTCACAACGGACCCCTTCTCTTCAAACCTTAAAACATTTTTATGAAAAAATTTAAAATTAGTGCAAAAAGCACTAGAAATAGCTCTCTAGGTTATACCAGACCCTAGGAACTGGCCGACTTACGATTCGGACCTTCATTAGCTGTGTTTACTGTTAATTACTCAGTAAGTGACTTAGGTAGTTACGTTGTATGCGCGCCATACTTCAGTTAGTTATTGGTAGCCCCACTAGGATTCGAACCCAGACTAAGAGGGTTAGAGCCTCCTGTGCTAGCCATTACACCATAGGGCAGTAAGATGTGGCTTCTTTTTAGACGCGCCACATAACGTCGCTGATTGAATATGTTTTAACCTTATTTCTTAAACCAACCTTTGATACGTTTGGTAATTCTCTTATACCAAGGCTTAATTACCTGGCGTGCAGCTTCACATTCTGCAATTGCTTCTTCTACTGTCTTATTATCATCTGTCAGATCTACTATTATGTCTGGCAGTTCATTAGTCTTTTTCATAATCTCTTAAATTTGTTTATCTAAACGATAGTGTTATTTTTTTGTATCTTTGCAGTGTTATTTTCTAACACCAGTGGGTAATTCGAAAGGATTAATCTTAGCATCACCTTTAACCCTAGTAGTATCCATTTCTCCAGCTTTAACTGCTTTTTCCAAGAAGTCTAGAGTAACATATGTATCTTTTACTTTAGCAAATCCTGCTAAGTATTTCTCTATCTTCTTTTCATCTAGTTCCTCTTCAAGACTATCGTGATAGTATTGAGTAAAAGTATCTAGTTTGAGTCTAATACTATTTAACATTGCAAGAGTACGAGTATATTGTAATCTCTTAAATGTATCTTCAGCTATTAGTTCATCTGGAGTAAGTTGATAACCTTCTGGGAAAAATTCTTTCTTTAATGCTTCTTCTAAGATATCCTCGGTCATACTAAGTACATATGGACTATCCCATTTATTCTTAAAGACTATATAACTGATAACTGCTATAGCGTGTTGTTTGTCAGCCTTGTCTTTCTCCCATATTTTCTTAAATGCTGGAATAGCTAATGCATCTTCGTGTATTGTTACATTACCACCTAGAATATCAAATAATTTCATTAATAGTCTCTTTTATACTCTTTTTAAATTAGAACAAGGTTCTTTACATTCACAAGGTTCATCTTTTCCTGATTGCTCTTCTTTATATGCTGCTACTTGTTCTTTAATCTCAAGTATTACGGCTAATAATTCAGGTGAATCAAATACAATAGGACGTTTGATATATTCACCTTCCCAATTACGAATTAAACCAATAATTTGCCCTTTCTTATAGGGGATATATCCTCCTACGCCATTATTAGTTATCTCATCAATGATAATTCTACCATCGTCCTCAGCGATTTTAATATCACTAAGTTCATAACATGATCGTTCACTTTTATACTTAAGATCTTCAAACGAATCTCCTATTAATGTAAAGTCTAAGTTTTTTCCAATTATAATTTCCATGTTAATCTATTCTATAACTTGTATAATATTCTTTTTGTAATCGTGCTAGAATTACTCTAGCTTGTTTCTCAGAGCAATTAGGATTTACATATTCTGGATCCATTTGATACTTCTCTATCATTCTTTGATAAATCTCCATTTCCTGTTCCAGACTTTCCTTTGTTATATTCATCTTCATATCTCCTTATCAGATTATTAACTAATATATTTAGCGTATGAAAATCTGTACTACCTGTAAAATGTACACAAGGTATTACATCTTTATCGATATTAATTCCAAATATATCTTTCTGTATATCTCCTAATGAGCTAATGTCATAATATACATCGTAATTTCCGTCATTATTTCTGCATATATATTCAGCTTTGATATTATAGCGATTGTAAGTTCTATTGCTTAGCTCATGCCCTAAATTATCAAGCTTTTCTCTTATCTCAGATTCTTCCTTTTTTTGACACTCCTCAATATTTTCTCTATTTTTATGTTCCTTTTCAGAAATCATACTATCTATATCGAGTATATCTAATAAGCTATTGCAATCATCAATCTTCTTAGATATGCGGTTATTGAGTTTGTCAATTAAGGATTCCTGAGTTTCTCCGTGCTTACTGCAGTAGAGCATTGCTATGGCATTCCAAGCTACTTGTGCAAGATGTCTACAACCGGTTTCGTTGTCCATCTCTTCTCCCTTTTCGAATAACACAAGATGTCTGAATAATGCGGCTTTATATCTAGAGTAACCATCTTTAAGTAACTGCCAAGTATTGACTCCGTACTTCTTTGATCCTTCAGTATATACTTTAACGATATCTTCTAATTCTTCTAGAGGCAATAAATCCCATCTGAGTTTATTATCTTTAAAGTCATTCTTTATTCCCTGTTTCATATTTATCAATCAACTTTTGACAGATATCGTTAACTACTTTTTCTCTCTTCTCTAATGAAGAATCATCTTCGTCAGATACTTCTTCCAATCCCTTCATCATATCTTCTATAAAGTCAAAGTATGATATCTTATCAGCTTCAACTGCCTTTTCTACAGAATTTAGTAACTTCTGTATGATTTCGGGGGCTTCCTTAGAGTTTTCTCTCTCTAGCTTAAGTAAGTGTAGAGAGGTTTCTTTATCTATTTTATTCATTATCTCTTATATAGTCTATCATGTATTGACCTATCTTACCGGCTACCCATCCTACTAAATATGCGTAAGGTTCGTTTCTTTCATCAAAAGATTCTGCACGAGCTCCAATTAATTGCCATATTGCATCAGTAATATGTGTTGACTCATGTGCAATTGTATTGAATAGAAACTCACTTATAGCTCCATTGCTATCTTCATCTAGGAAAGTTATAACTCCTTTATAACCACTTTTTCTTTCCTTTACTAAGAAGGTAGTTGCTGCTGAACCCATTGGATCTGCTGGTATGCCATCATCATCAATCAACATATCTTGTACAGTTCCATAGAACTTGAATCTCTTCTTACTATTGTAAAAGTCAGATATTGTACCGATATACAATGACATGGGATAAAGGTCTAAATCATACTTTCTAATCATCTTTTATTGCTTTATATATGTTTGCTACCGCTTTATTACTAAGTAAATACAGATATAAGTAAACATCATCCGTCATTTTATAAGTAACGCTAGGAGTTATGATTTCATTAGAGACATCATTTAACTATACTTCACAAGTATCTTTATTACCAGTAGGATACGATAGTTTAAAGTATACCATATACTCAATTAATTCTGTAACTATGTCAATCTCTGGTATCTTTGTCAATCTAATTATCTTTCTATCTCTCATGATTCTTCTTTATCTTTATCTTACCTAAGTAAGTAAACATTAAGGGTTTTTCATCTCTCTAGCTTATTTTCCTGTTAGCAAACAGGAATGGGTGAGTACATATTGTTTTTATTACCTAAGTAGGTAGGTTATACTTCTTACTTAACTCAATAAATATATTCACTCCAGTTTTGTTCATCAGCTAAATCCTTAATAGTGTAATACTTATTATCAAGGAAAGCATCCAAATCCTTAGTATTCTCAAAGGTATCAGGTCTAACACAATTAATAGCTGTAAATAGATCTGCTACTGTAGCTTTATTAGAAGACAACCAATCACCTTCTTCCTTACTAGAATCAACAATAGTATTCAATCTCTTAAGTTCCTTTTTACTATAAGCCTTCTTAGGTTCTGCTACTACTGCATCTTTACGCTCACCTTGAATACTAACTAGATCACAATCATCTGTAAATATAATAAACTTATTATACTTAAGATTCTTCTTTCTAATCTTGTACCAGAGTCTTACTATCCAATTATAATCTCTTTGTAATAGGATAGAACCTGGTTTAATTGACATATATTCCATATTCATATTATTCTCTGTCTAGTCGTAATACGATAGTAATTTGTACTCTATCTCCAATCACTTCAGGTATCAAAGCAGGATTAACCATCCATTCATCATCTGCTTTACCCTTAACAATCAGACCTTTATCTCTTAATCTTCCTATATATCTACTTAGATTATCACCTGTAATGCCTGTTGCGGCTTTTAGATAACGTCTGTTTTCTGTACTTATAACATTTTTACTGTAACCAGGGAGCTTTGGAGTATTAATATCTAATTCAATGAGTAATACCATTATATCCTGCTCCCTGTCAGTAAGCTAAAGTACGCCATCAAGCGATCTGAGGAATTCTCTGTAAAGGTCTGTTTTCTTAACCGTTTTAACTAATTTGTTCATTGTATGTCTTTTTTAAGTAAGCAGCTCTCCTTTTTTCACTCCAAGGTTTGCCTTTTTTAGCTTCACTCATTTTCTTAATGGTTTCTTGACTAAGAGTTGTATTTTGTTTAGCTTTTCTAATTTTGTCTTTAGATTCTTTTGAAAAAACTCTACCTTTATTTGCCAATGATATGTTGTGTTTATGCTATTCTGATAATTTTTTTCCTTTATGCGCTATTGACATTTTTAACTTAGATTGTTCTGTAAAAGTAAATTGACGTAAAGGACTATCTGACACATTTGTAAATACATTATACTATGAATTGAGTTCTATTATTAATTGTTGTTCATAATATAATCTATATTCTGGTTTACAACATAATATGACTTGAAATTCAAAATTATCTTCTCCGTATTTATTAAAAGCTTTCTACAAAATAGAACATCTACTGGAGTTGTGTCTAAGAGTAGATAAATGATGTTTATATCTTTTTTCTACATTTAGAGAACTGCCAATATAACAATTACCATTAATTTTATTTAATATTCTATATATACCAGAGAGCTAGTTAAAAGGGTTAATATAATTCATCCCTTTACAAGTTTATTCATTAATAATATCTTTAATCTTGTTTAATACTTTAGTAAGGTTATAATAAACTGTATCAGCTTCTACTTTAACACAAGTAGGTACTTCTTGATTATTATAAGCCTCTTCGAGTTTCTTGTGATCTGTTTCGTACTGTTCTAAGAGACTATCAATCGTATTGGCAATCGTATCAAGCTTGTCTGACATCTCTTCCAACAAAGTATCGTCACAGCTACATTCATCCTCATCATCGAGTACAATGAGATAGCCCTCATCAACATATTCATCACAAGTATCTTTATCCATAAACAAAGCACGTTCACTCGTTTCGTCTTTAAAATAGAACTCAAACATTTCTGTTTCATCATTCCAAGTAAGGATATCACCTTTCTTACCACAAGCAAACTCTTTTACTACTTTATACTGTACCATAATAATTATTATTTTTAATTGTCTTAATAGTTGTTACAATTACATAAACGTGAAGTGTTAAAAAGGTAACTATATTTTAACATTTGTTAACTATTTAACTTAATGCAATAAAAAAGGCTAGATCCGCAGACCTAGCCCCACAACAACTATTAATACGCATTAATACTTATTTCTTAACTTTCTTTGCAACACAATCATAAGATTTTACCAGCATACTATCTTTGAATAAATCAAAGTCTTTAGCAAATTTCTTATTAAATACAATAGTATCTCCTACTTCAAATTTGAGGAGAGTAGAGTCTAGATTAGACCCAATTGCAAGTACGATACCGGTTCTCCACTCTGATTCAACTTCTTTTACTTCAGTCTTAGTATCAAACTTCTCATAACCGTCTACGTCTTTTTCACCTGTACCAACTGCTTCAGTAACTTCTTTCTTTAACATAATAGGCGCAAGAGGTTTAACTAAGATATCCTGCAGAGGAGTATATTCTAAACCGTTAACTACTGTTTCAAGTACTTTATCTTCCATATATTTTATAACGTATAATTTTTATCTTTGTTCTATTAATTTCAGTATGTTTCCACCCCAAATACAATTCCTTAAAGCCTTTGGGACACAATGTCTGGTATAGAAATAACAGCCGTCACAGCTACCATTGTCTGTCTTAACTACTTCAAATTTCTTACCTAGAATCTCTACTACTTTATTTTCTTTTGTTGGCATACTTCTTAAAGTTTAGTATAACCTGATATATTGCATGTACTATACCACCACCAATTATCAAGCCTATCCAGAATTCTTCTTTCATTATAACTCTATCTTTCTAAGTATATAACCCTGTCTACACAATTGTACAATTCTATCTGGACAGCTATTATTATATAAAGCACAACCTTTACAATACTTCTGAGAAGTATCTGTTTGTACTAATTGATAAGTGTTTCTATTATGATTTATGTACATACCTGAGTATGCCTCTATTTTATTAACTACTTTTCTTTTTCCCATAATACGTATTATATATACTTTAACTAAGTAAAGACATTATCTAAAGTAAGGACTATTAATACTGTCTAATCTGTCTTAGACTGTCTTTAACTGTATAGACAGTAACGTATAAAACACTACTTAGGTTCCCTTTTATATTAACTTTTTAACATTTATTAAGAACAATTATGGCTATTTAACACACAAAATTTAACATTTTTTAAGATAATAATTTCTTTACCTTCTCCTTACTCTGATAACAGGTTATAAAATGCAGATGCCGGTATTCCCCTTTTGCTTTAATCTTTATTATATTTATCAATCTCTTACTAGGATCTACTGCGATAGATTGGTCAACTAACTGTGCCTTAGCTATTCGTTTGGCGAATATCCTAATTCTACCTATATCATCTCTTTTACATCTTCTGAGATATCTTTCATTAAACCTATTTACATAGTGTTCACAACAGTGAAATATTACTATTTCATCTGTACTCATATCATGATACCAGCCGGAAATCTCTTTACTGAAATTAGTAAAGTATACCTTATAAATCAGTTCACGGCCGGCTCTTATATTGACAACAATTATCTTAGTGTTATCAACAGTAACCTCTACATAGGGGAGCGAATCTATACTATCCCCTATCTTCTGTATATAATAATGTGGATTGTATTTCATATATACATGAACGCAAAATGTTAAAATTTGTAATATTATTTAACATTTATTAAAAATTTTTTATAAAATAAAATTTTGGGAGAAAGGATGCGAGAGGTGACCAGCAAAGATTCACTCCCCCGTATTATGTATCGGCAGGGAACACCCTATGGCTGTTTTGCTCTATGGCGTTCCCTTTTCTATGTTCACATTTTTTAACTTTTTAAACTTTTTTGCTTATGTTGTGTGTTGTTAAACAATTTGAAAAGAGAGAAGACGAAAATCGTGAGTTACCGTATTACGTTATACGTGCTACTGGTACGGTAGGAGATGTAAACGCTACAAGTGCATTTAACGATGACGGGACTATTAATGTTATGGCTATGCAAAGTAGGGTTTATAACTTTACTAAAACTATGTTTCCAGCTACACGAGAACTATGTGAAAGTCTTGAAAGTGGTATGCCTGTGGATGATGATAATAACGTAACAGAAGAACGCAAAATTAACCTTATGTTATATCAGTGGGATACGGGTAAAAAGTTTCATATCCTTAACAGGGATGGCGAATATTATTCGGATGAAAAAGAAGTCGAAAAAACAAGTGACGGTACGGCAAGGGTTAACGGTAAAGTGATACCAAAAGGACAAAAGTATAAAACAACCGAGTTAATACCTCGTATGTATTCTAATATTAGTCTTGTACTGTTCTGTGATGCCGAAGAAAATAGTGTCGAAGGTAAACCGGAAGAACTTGCAGAACGTAACTTTAAACGAGGTCTCGAAAACGGTACGTATGTTTTAGTAGATTAAAATATATGGCTTTTTCTCTCAATGTGTGAAGCGTAGGGCTTAATAAGCCTTGCGCATTCTGCATATCACAATTGAATGTGAACATAGCGAAAATTTGATTATTAATCAAAATCAAAATATATGGAAGAATTCACAGCTTATACAGTAGAACGTATAAAAGGCAAGAAACAACTAGTCTTTAATATATCTTGTGATATAGTTTTTAATTCTTTTAAGACACTCAAATATGCACAAAGAAGTAAAGCAATAGCACTATATGCAGCTGTATTAAATAGTACTTCTAACTCAATGCATACTGCATTTAATGACTTTGAAGAATATTGTGACAATCTATGTGATTGGTACAATATATATGACAAAGAACAATTAAAGGCAGATATTGAAGATGCATATCATAGTCAGGAAATTACTAACTAAAACATTATATATTATGAAAGGTTTTATTATTTTCTTTGTGTATATAGTATTAACTCTTATTATACTATCTTCTCTCGGTCCAACAACTAAGGCAGGAATGGGTTGCTATGCTGCTTTTAGTACAGTGTACGTAGGCATATTAGCTATCATGATTGGATGCAAAGAAGAAGATAATGAAGAATAAAGAATTTGCTATCTGTTTAGCCATAGCAATATCGTTATGGCTAATCAGTATTGTGTCCTTCCATTTGTTTGGAATCTAATAATATAATATAGATTTTCGCAGAGTAATTATTCTATGAAATGCAAATCATCTACTTATGTCGTGAGACATTATTTAACCACGTTAAAGTATAATAATATAAGTTAGGTATGCCCTTATAAAGACTTAGGTAGCGCTAAGGACTATATTATTATACTTCTTTTCTTAATGCAGCCGAGTGCCGGTGACAAGCCCGACAGAATGCAGAGTCAAGAAAAACATAATCCTATTTACTATGCACAAGTAAAGACCGATTATGAATCCACGTGGTAGATGCACAGTTAGGTTCGCTGTGAGTGCACATCTAGTAGCAACTAACCAAAAGCAAGTATAGATGGGAATAAGCTATACCTCGATAGGCTTAATGAGGTTCTTGACAGTCTGATACTAACTGAACAATAAGTATCTCTCTTAGTTATTTGCGCTTCACAGGCAAATGTAATATATTACGGTCAGATGTAATATTCTAAGTGTTAATAGAGTAAGAGAAAATGAGACGGCATATCGTACGTAGCTCTTAGCATAGCTTATAGTGGTGTTTTCCATAGCTATATTAATGCGCTTACTCTATTTCTACACTGTGTGAATCAGTGTCAACTTTGTGGGGCTTATATCTTAGGAGCGCATATAAATAAACCTATATCTCAATAGAAGGAATAATAGTTGCAAATAGTATTCTGGAAATTCTTTTATAGTTAGGTTTATACCTAAGTATTAGTGCAGAGAAATCAAAGACATGTACCGTATAGGAAGAAAAAGCTAGTGTACAAAGTAAAATCCAGGGACGTGGCTGTCCTATAACATTTTTCAGTAAGCCAGAGAGTATGTTCAAAGGATAATCATACTCTCCTCTTTAAGGTGAGAATCCTTGACAAGCATGTGGGGCTTATATCTAGCAATATTAACCATTATTCATTTTAGTGACGAAGCTATTCGACAACTTAAAGCAAATATCACAGAATAAGGAGTTATTAATTATGTATTTGAAAGTTGCAATACATAATATTAGTTAGTATTAGTGCAGACTTAAAAATCATGCAGTATAACAACCTTCCATATACTAATGCAATAGTGAACTTCTGAATCATGTTATACTTATTAGTCCTAAGCGTAGGATAGTCCTCAACTTATTATGTTCCGTTAGCTTAATATGGATTTGTGGAATACTAAGAGTAGTATTGCTAGTATGTTTATATGTGAATATAGATATACTAGTTGCACTCATAAGGCAGCCTTCACGTGGCGAGTGTGTTAAGTAATAGGTTAAATAAATCTTCCAGTTTGTACCTATGAAAACTAATGCCTTACTTTTTATTAACAATTTAATCAATAAATTATGGTAGAAACAATAGCAACACTAATTACTGTATTTTGTGGTATATTTTCAATGATAATAGTAGCTTGTACTATACAAGCACCATATTCAAAAACAGTAGCCAACGTACTTAAAACATTATTTATAATAAGTACTATTAGTGGAGGAACAGCAATTATTTCAATAATAATAAGATTATTAATAATTTATTAGCAACAAATGCTCAGATGGCGAAATTGGTAGACGCTTCAAACTTAAACTTTGATGATTATTACAATCATGCGGGTTCGATTCCCGCTCTGAGTACATTCATTAACTTAAAAACAATAATTATGAGAGCAAAGAAATCAATTCGTGCATGGGTAGCTAGAGATAGTAGTGGTAGACTATTTCTATATAGAAACAAACCAAGAAAGAGTACTGATGAATGGTTAAGTACTTCAGTTCATGTATGCGGTATGCCATCAGATGCATTTCCTAGTATAAAATGGGAAGATAATGAACCTACTAGAGTATGTATTAGAATAGCATAGTATGACAATCAGAAAAAGTTATTCAAATAGTATACTCACAAGTATTAGTGAATTTTTGATTATACTAACTATAATATTAATAGTAGCAGTATCAATAAGTAAATATTGCGCGGACTATGATTATTATAATTATGTAGAACTCAAAGCACAATATAAAAACTATATTGTGACTAATAAGTATATACGGAACTCAGACACTTATGTGTTAGAACTCATGAACCCTTTTAGTAAAAAGACTAAAGAGGTATATGTTAGAGATTATCTATATTATAATACTTATTTTGTAGGAGATACTATAAAATGACAAGAAGTAAAAGCCAAAAGTATATATATCTATGTAGGTATAATAAGAGTAAGCCTTATCGTGTGATAATACGTCACAATGGTGAAAATATCCAAGTGGGAACATTTGCTACATTTCCTGAAGCTATTGAAGCTCGAAACAAAAAATTACAGGAATTAGGAGCAAGAGTACCTATTGGACCTCTTACTAGAGTAGGTATTAAAGCATCTATCAGAAGATCTATAGAAGATTTAGAATTAGTAGCTAAGTCAATAAAGAATATAGATAGAGTTAGTTTTAATATAGTATCTAATCAAATTGAACAGTTATCCAAAATGTTAAACAAGTATTAATCAAAATTATGTTTGAACAAGTAAAAGATTACAAAAGTGCTTGTAAAGTATTAGGTATTAAACCTATTGACAAGCGTAGGAAATTAGAGGAGCATGTACTGCTGTATATACAGCTATGTACTATTACTCAAGCAATTAACTTTATTGCTAACGGTAATAAACCATGGATACCAGAGTACAAACAAAGTAAACTAATTAAAACATGGTACAGTTGGTGGCAGATTGATTGGGACAAGATTAAAGATGGTTCCATTGCGGGTTTCTTCCTTCTGTTTTCTGGCGTTGGCGTTGGTAATGCCGCTGCTGGTGTGGATACACATCTACGATTTATTAGTGAAGATGCCGCAGAATATGCAGCTAAAACGTTTAAACCATTATATATGAAACATATCTTTGGAATCGATTAATTTATTATTAACTAAAAACATTTATCAAAAATGGAAAGCCAAAACAAAAACGGGCTTATTTATGCCCTAATTTTCAGTATTATCGCTTTCATTGTTAGTATCGGTACTGCTATTAGCGTACGTACTAATATTATGGACGATATTAAAGATGCTATTAACCCTGATAAGGTTGAAAGTGTACAAACTACGGATACAACAACGTATACCGAACCGGTAACTATCGATGACATTCTCCAGTTCCGAAAGGATATTAAAGAACAATCTCGATATGATTCAATATTTATGAATATGCCGGATGTAGCCCTTATTGCAATACTTATGAAAGGAGGCACTGAAATGTCAAATAGTGACATAGCCAAGGAGTATTTGCAAAACAGGAAGGACTACGATAATGTAGAATTTGGTGCACAAATTAATGATACTTATAAACAAAATAAGATTACACCAGATTCTATACCGAGGAAATCTACGGCTGATATACCTATTAAAGATGAATAAAAATGTCCTTTATATTTAGTTATTGATAATTATTGCACTTGTTCGTGAGAATAGGTGCAATTGCCTAAATGAATGTCTTCAGAAGATGACAAACCTGTGGGGCGTAAGTAATAAAGAGTCTGAAAGATTGCAGATAAGAGTATGCACTTATTGGCAATATGCATACCAGAATAATTTATTATGATCGTGCGGACGTTAAAATCAGGTACTCCAATAAGATTTAGTTTTGCAGCTATTTCTGCTTATGAGTTAAAACTAAGCGAGAGCTTAAAATTGAAATTGAGACTATTCTAGTTTCGGTAAATAAGTAAAAAGCGTTTTACGAAGTCTCTTATTAACAAATGTATGGTGGATATTAACCATTAAACAAAAATCCAGAATATCCTGGTCGTCGTCAATTGAGTTATTAACTTTTAAATATTTAAAAGATGAGTATTTTAAAAAAAATTTATTTTAAGTGGAAAGCATTTAAAATGCGTTCTCGGGCTAAATCAGAGGCTCATAAAAAGCTCTTTAGTAGTCCACTAGCCTATACAAGGGCTATAAATGAAATTGATTGTCTTATTAATGGACATCAATGGAGTAGTGAATTCAATCCTAAAACAGAGCTTAATAAGCGGTTTAAGGATAGAGTATACTGTAAACATTGTGGGGTTCGTTATCATCAGCATACTTATAAAGAGGCAAATTAACTATGGTACGAATTTATAAAAATGATATTGCTTATATTGTTTGTGAAGTAAAGATATTCAAGAATGATATATCTATTGGTACTACAAATAGTATAATCAATGAGTCCTACATAAAACAAATTATCAAAGATCCTAGTGATAATAGTACTATAATATCGTTAGAAGGTAGTTTTAGTATTATTGTAAATGAGAACTATGATGATTTTATCATTGAGTTCTTCCGTCCGGATCCTATTGCAATTAACAAACAACTAGCAGAAGGAAAACAAAACAAGATAGGTTTTTAACATATTAATCAATAATATTATGAGAATAGTAATTTTTGGTATTAAAGATGATTCACTCACTAGTGAAGAGATTAAAAAATCACTCTCTAAAGCATTTCCTAATGAATGTGGAAATATTGTAGCTATAGAAACAAGCTATATTGCTGGAAGAGAAAACTGTGAAAGTCAAGATAGTGCTTTTATCAGGGCTTGTAAACAACTTTGTGTTGTATGTGGTGATCCTACTGAAGAGGAAGCATTCAGAGGAGCATTTTGGAAAGCGTTTTTTGTTGATAAGGCTATTGAGCCTATTATCCTTAAAACAGTTGCTACTGGTCCACGATCAACGAGAGAGTATAATATACTGAAAAGTATGAATGCGGAATTCCTTCCGAAGCTTGCTATTTCAGCATTAACAACCCTTAACGAAATGTAATTATGGGAAAGACGTTTAAAGACAGCTCTTATGCAATTAAGTCTGTAAACAAGAGAACAAAAACAACACGTAGAGCTAAATTACAGCCTTATGATCGTAAATCTTTTAAATCTATAAGCTGTGAGTAGATTAATCTGCAACCGGAAATTAAAAGCAACTACTCTTAATTTAATTAAGAATGATTGCCCGTTACAATGTAATAAACAACATTGTGATGTATGTCAGTTTAGAGATGATAACTCTAAAAAGACACAAACTAAAATAGTTACTGTCAATGCTCCTTCGCCAGAGGCATACGGCAAAGAATTATATTATTAACCCTAAACAAGTTAGTATGGTGCAGTCAACCCAAGCTACTATTTACCAACCAAAACCCTAATGGAAGCTTAGAAATAAGCAAGAGTACAATGGACTATACAACGGTCAACCAGGTATTACTATCTAGGTCAGGTGAAGGAAAGGGGTTGCCTATGAATAAGGAATACGAATAAATAGGATAGTAGCATTAAGGGTATATAGCTTTGATCGGCTATATACCCACAATAAAAGTTAACTATAAAAATAGCAGGAGTATTGTATAACATAACGAAGGCCTACCTGTAGAGAGTGCTGTGAAATAGATTATTCTATGAAGTATGGCTTAATTCTGCACGCGAGTTATACTTTAGTTAACTTTAAAGAAATTGACTGTTAGGTCTATTGAATCGTCGTTTGGACACGGGTTCGACTCCCGTATGCTCCACTATGTTCGTTCGACTCGAACCAGTGGCAGCTCCTGTGATGGGTAACTCTTCCTCATGTGTGAAATAACACAAATGGCAACTGAGCTGCAATCGGGGCATTATGGTTTTGACAGCGACATAGAGGAGATAGAATAGGTCAATAAGCAGATAACTGGCAATACAAGTTATGTAACAGATTATACTCGCTTAGTAGCGTAATAATCTGAACGGCTCGCCATTGTCGTAAAAGGCTGGAGTAAGTAGTTTTATAAGGCTTAGAAACGCTAACACTAATGATGTTAGAAGAGAGAGGTTCGAATCCTCTCCTTACCGCTATTTAATTATCAAAATTATGAGAACTGTTAAACAAATAAAAGCGTATAAAAGGAACTTTACAATTATGTATCTTACTGGTGTATTAACAATGCTTAATCGCATTGATAAACAAATGAGAAATTATGTATTAAAAGGTGCTTTGAATAGTGTGTGTAATAGTATAAAGTATCTATTAATTCTTATTAAAGAAACAAATTACGAAGATTCCTTTTATGGTGAAACTCAAAAAGATGTAAAGTATGAGTGTAAAGAAAGCAATCAATGACATCCTACCTCAAGAGTGGGATTATGTTCTTAGAAAGAACAAAGTTCTAACAAGAGTAATAGATTTAATCTATGAAAATTGTATACCTCAAAGCTGGCGTAATAATAGAATGCATAAGCGTTCTGTTGAACGTATAAGACATCTAATTCGTAATTGTCCTTTTATAGATTGCTTTGATGCAAGAGCAACTAGTGAAGGATATGATTTTTGGAAAAGAATTGATTTAGAAATTATAAATTATAAAGAACAATGTCGGTAAAGAAAATTGAAATTGTTCCTTGGGTAAAGTTTAACGCTCAAGGAGTCAAAGACGAATTAGAAGCTTTAGCTCAGTCTTGTATCAGTAAAATGGATTTTCTTTCTCAGATTAAGGATAAATATGAACTTTCTTTATCTGATGCAAAGGTAGTAGCAGACAAATTTTTCAAAAAGGAGGAATAAAATATGTTAGAACTTAAAAAACCAGGCTTATATATAGCCAATGGAAAGAACATTAGTGTTCTAGTGAGAATTGCAGGCACTGCGCCATGTTTAGTTGCTGTCAGAGGTATTTTACTGAATGACATGCAAAAAGACGGTACTATCACAGTACTAGAAAAAGACAGTCTTGAACTACAAGACATCGTAGCTAATCCGAAGTCATATGTATTTGACTATCCCTCTGTAAGTGAGGCAGTCAAAAATGCATTAGGCTTAGAGGCTACTGAGAGAACTAAGATTGAGTATACGGAACAAGAGTTTAACGATTTCATTCAGGCTTATAAGAACAACAGAAAGATGTTCCCTGAAGATTATATTGTGAAAACTCAAGTTGTATTCATTAACAAAGGTTTCTCAAAATCTCAGGCAGATATGATTATTGCTCAAATTGAAACAAGGTTAAGGCTTCAAGGAGAGTTGTAATATGAATGTCATTGAGTATTTGCAAGATAAATTGGAGCCTGAATATAGGTTCTATTCAAGTACGTTACCTATAGTAACTACACCTGATATGCCTGTACCATTTATGATAAATGAAAAGGTATATGGATGTGGTAAATTCAATATAGGTTCTACTTGGTATAAGTTAGTAAAAGATAATTCTATAGAAGGTGCAATATTCTATGGATTACCTAATGCTCTTATTACTAGGATTAAACATCCAGAAATAGCTACTATAGCTAAAAGAGTTCAAAGTAAGATATTAAATGTTATGATTACTGATATTCATAACTCAAACTCTAAAACAGAGTTAGTACAGTTAAGAATTGCGGTAAACATGATTATGAATTTAACTTATCTTGATTCCAATAAAAGACTAGAATGGTCTAATTGGATAAAAGAACTCTATTGGAAAAGAAAAGCTGTAATTAATCAATATATATTGGATTACATCCTTCCTTTCTGATCTTAGGACTATGGCTATTGAGTTAGCCGTAGTCCACTAAAAATCTAGCTACTATGAAAGAAGAAGAAAAGCTTCTTGTAGAGCAAGCTAGAGAAGGTTCCGAAAAAGCTTTTAATACACTTTATAATAACTATTATAAAACAGTCTGGTATACTGCTAATAATGTAGTACATAATTCAGATGCAGCAGATGATATAACATCTATGGTGTTTACTAAAGTATATCTAAAGTTACAATCTTATACTAATCATATTTCATTTGAAATGTGGTTAAAGACAATTACAGTTAATACTGCAATTGACTATATAAGAAGGAATAAAAAAGAGCAATTAAATAACTATATTGACGATGAGGAATCGAAGATTCAATTAAGCGGATTAGAACATAGTCCTGAAGATAATATGATATTTCAACAGAATATTAATATTGTTATGGAATGTATTCCTCGTCTTAAGAAAAAATATAGAGATTTAATATATGCTCGACTTGATGGGAAATCCTATCAGCAAATTTCACAAGAGCTTGCCATACCAGAAGCAACAGTTAAAACCTGTTTAAATAAGGCAAGACAAAGACTAAAACAATTATTTAACCAATATTAACCAATACTTACAAATTATGGCAAATTCATTTGGTCTATTGCTTGCTGCAATAGTGATATGTTTCATCATCGCAAGATTGATGAAAGATGCCAAAGCCTTTTCTAGATTAATGGCCATTCTAGTAATAGGCTTACTTGTAGGTGCAGGAGTTAAAGAAGTATATAAGGAATGTACTTCTACTCCTGAGAAAGCTGCAGTGGTTACTGTAGAATCAGCCCCCACGTATAGTAGTAATACACCCGTTGTTTGGAATGTATTACCTTGCAATCAGGACTATACGAGTAAGGAAAACAAGGCTGAACGTGACAGTACAGTAACTGAAGCAGAAGGATTACCTACAGCGAGAACTGAAAGTAAATTTATAGATGACTCGTGACTGCAGAGATTACATCTCAGAGTTAATTTATTTTATTTACAAGTATATAACCTATTAACTTATAGCGAAGGAGCGCTACATTATCAAAATGGCAAAAGTTAGTAAAAAAGCTGGGAAATTAGCTAAGAAAAATAAGGCAAAGGTTGAGGAACCGTCAAAGACTCAAGATACTGTAGCTACTACAGTAGAAGCGCCGAAACCTGATGAAAAGCCTGCGGAAGTAGTGGAAAACAAAGAAACCAAAGATAAACCGCAGGTTAAGGACGAAAAGACCAAGACCGAAGGGGAAGTTATTGTTCCTGAAGTAGTAAAACCGGAAAGTGTTGCTATCACAACATCTACCTCATTGGGTGGAATGCTTGGTAGTGATGGCTCTAAGGACCGCATTGACAAGAATCATGCGATTGAGCTTATGGGCATTATTCGGAACGAGTATTTGACTAACCCAGAAACTCCTGAAAAGGTAAAAAAAGCAATGAAACGTCAGTTTGACGTTATGACATCTGTTGCTTTAGTACAGTATTTCACTCAGCTTGAAGGCGACTTCCAGACTATGGGAGTACGTATTAATGCCGAAATGCGTGAACAAGCAGAACGCGTTCTTGGTGAATACCTTGGCATTAAGGTGAAGTATATGCAAGCAAATGATAATTCTCGTCAGTTAGTACTTGAGTTCAAGGAAGTGCCTGAGGAAGTGAAGGAAAACGCTAGAAAGGATGCAGCTGCAGCTAAGGAAGAAATTCCTGAACCAGATCCTAATATGCCAGCTGCAGATAAGTTGAAAGCTCTCCGTACTATTTTCTCACAGAAAGAAGGTATTGGAAAGAATTTCCTTCAGGGTATTGAATGGGGACGTAAGGCATTCTCATTCAGTAAAGAAGAAAAGAAGGCCGTTGTGCTTGCAAATCTCATTAAGAGTGGAGCAGATGCAACACTGCTTACCTGCATAAAAGGTATGGTAGGAGGCAAGTTGAATACTGAGCATAGTATTCTTGGTGCACATGCTCTGTTGAAGGGCTGGTGTCCAAGCGTCAGTGATGCAGAAATTGCAGAACTTATTCAGGTAATCGTTTCAATCAATTCCGAAAAGAAATTGAAGGAATGGAACGAGAGAGCCGGTGACAATCTCAAAACAACCTTAGAGAAAGAACTCAGTGCTGTTACTCTCAATATTCTTACTGCAAATGCAGATAAGGCTATTGATGCTATCCTGAAAGGAAAAGATGATGAAGTAACTGTTACGAATGCTGATCAGAACGGCTTTGTAACTATTCATCCATCTGCTATTTACAAGACACTTGTTTCTACATATGGCGATTCTCCAAGTATCCTCAAGGATAAAGTCGCAGAACTTGTCAAATATTATGCGAAACCTATCGCAAGGTTTGCAGATTATGTAGACAAAAGTGCCTATTCCGACAAATAATCAATATGAAACAGATTAATTTGTGGATCACACTATTCGTAGTGTGTCTTGGAGGATTTATTGGATTTGATCCAAATTCTCCGTCTCAAACTTTAGATGCAAGTCAGACTATGATTCGTTGGGTAGACGTACCTAAAACACCAGTAGACGTACTTGGTTTGAATTCTAAGTCTATCAATATCAATCTTAAGGATGAGACTGTATCTGTTGACGGTGACGTCAATAATACTTCTGTGACAATTACAAGGGACGTTGAAACACTCCCGGAGTTTAAAACCAAGGTAATTGAAAAGGTAATTTATTTACCTGAAGACATTGCCTATAGAACTAAGTTTTTTAACAGGTTAATGCCTATTAATAAAACTTTACCAGTTAAAAACTGGTAATCTGCCGAAGATAAACGCAGACCGCTAATAGAGATGCACAAGCGGTATATAAGAGCTATAAGTGTAAAAATTCATTACTTGAGCCTGACTAAGCCGTGTGATGTGAGCAATACAGGATACTGAAATGTATAAGTAATAGCAAACACTATTCTATTTATACTATAGTATGATAACTTGTTGTGTTATAAAATTGTTCTATAACTGAAGAAGCAACAAGAAAATGGGAGAGCGTGCGTAACCCATAAGTGAGAACCGACTGGTGACTAAAAGACGCAGATGTGGAAGGAGCAGCTATCGCATCTAAACAAGGCAAAGGGGTATCGTTCACCTCTATACATATCCGTTTTAGCTATTTCAAAAGCAGAATCACGAAGGGATGTGAACACATGCTGTATGTTGTCATTTAAATCTGAATCGACTAGCATTCTAGGGTAGTCTCCAAAACTCCCCTGTGCAGGGCGGTAACCAATCCGTTGGCTAAAGAATACTAACCTAGTGTTTTACATATATTTAAAATCTTCACTCGTATCGAAGCGCATGATTCAATTGGGAATGGACATTATTTGTCTAAATATATGTATATAAAGGGGTAAATTATATAATAATGAGCAGAAATTGAGACAAGACATGGCTGAGTAGCAATGATCCATATAGAACTTCATTTGTATTGAAGCTATATGACTGATTAACTGGATTAGGTGCAAAACCTATACGCAATACAGTGAACGTAAGAGTTAGCTGTTTGGGAGAAATCCCTATGGAAAGTAAATTGCGTGTCTTACAGCTTGAGATATTTCATATATAGTTGCAATTACTATACTGTTTATGACAAATAAGCAGAATGAAGTTAAGGTTATTATATAATAAAGTGACTTGTCAGTAATGTCACTATAAAATCTAACGTGCTTTGCACTGGAGTATAAACTGACTAGCGCCTGAAGTCCGCGATAAGACTATTGGTTTAATAGGTATAGGATTAGTATAAATATATCTATTTCGAAAGAAAAGGAAGTGGGCCAGGACCACTATTAAAACTTGGAAAGTTGAAGTAAAGTTACTTTAATACTAAAGTTTGCTATAAATAATTTGGTAAGAACTATGCACTCCAGCATAGAGCAGGATCTTACGAAGCATCCTAGAGGCCGACACGAAGCAGAGTAGAAGTAATCTGTGTATTGCCTTAATAAGCAACTTGCATATTAAAGAGAATATGAAGAAAGTAAGACTTATTGATGAGTGCCTACGCTGAATCGAACAGCTATAACAAATAAGGAGAGTGTAAACATATTTAATATTAAAAACAATTGGGAAGTTCAATGGTAGTAAGTTCTGACAAAACTTACAAGCCACCCCGCTATCGAAGAACCTTGCTACATGAAATTTCGTAAAATAGTATACCGCAATATACTATCAATGAAGATCGCTGAGACGACACTATAGTACCTCTCATTAGGGTATGTTGTTGAATGGTTGGAAATACCATAAGGTGAAGTAGGAACCCGAGATTTATCGCAATGTCGGAAGTGAATATGTCCGAAAGTGGGTGTCTTGAAAAATTAGGCAGCTTTTTGTAAAAAAATAGTGTTTTAGTAACGTTTCTCAACAGAAACGACCCTCATTCGCCAAGTCCTATTTAGGATAAGAATGTTGTAATAGCTTATATGCCTGTAGTAGTATCGTACTATGATGATAGGCTCTTTATAATGCATCTAATCGCGTTATAAGGTACGGCAAGATAGGGAAACGGTAGGGTTACTAGTCCCCTTTAAGTACAATCTAGAAGCCCAGAGATAATTAACAAATTATTTCAAACATTTTGACATATTATAAACGTTTAAGTGAAAGTAGATAAACAGAAGAACAGTTGACTCATACGTCTTATGAGTAAAGTCCTACGGGGAATACTGAGTATGAAGAATCAAGTAAATTACAGATTTTATCAGACATTAACAGCTTTACAAGTAAACTTCAGAATATGCAATAGCATTACGATCTAGTAAGTGAGTTCTACTATACTTATACACATTAACAGTAAATTACAGATTTTATCAGACATTAACAATTCACCGTATTACTGAATACATTATTGAGTTTAATTAACCTCTTTCAAAGCTTTATTAAAGCGGCTCTAAGAAATTGAGCAGGTTAGCAGAATAAGAGTAATACGCTAATTTTTTAAAACTAGTATTAATAAAAATGATTGTATCTCGCTAAGAAATCAATCTTAAAATCAAGTAGGAGATATTAAAATGGAAAAAGCAACCATTAACGGTGCTATGATTGCTCCGTATCGGGCAGAGTTAGAAACTTGGAATCTTATTGGTAAGAAGATTCTGACAGTAAAAGCAGAACCGGCTGATTTGGAATATAATGACAAAGTTCGGGCAAATGAACTTCGTCTTGTTCGGCCGATTATGAAGTATGTAATCGAAGAAATTGACATTACGGGTAGTCGTATAACTTGTCTTCCTGACGGCTGTACGCCGGTCATTGAATTGAACAATGATCCGTCTTTGCAGTTCAAAATTGGACCTGCCAAGTTCAATGAAGTAAACAATGAAACTATCGCTCAGGCTATTGAGTTCAATAGCAAACCGACTACAACTGGCCGTGCTCCAATCTTCTTTACCGATTATTTGAAGTTGACTGAACATGTCAACCGTCTGAATGGCTTCGAGATGGAAAAGGCTGATCAGATTGCAGAAGAGATGTTGAATCTTTCTAAGATGCTGAAAGAACTTAACAATCTTCAGGCTTCTAACTGTGATCGTTATTATGACGAGCTTGGTACTCCGATTAAAAAATAACGAAAGTTCTCATAAAGGATGAAAATACTTTCTGATTCTAAGAAATTATTACTTGAACTCCTTTTAAAAGATACTCGTATTAGTAGTGAAATTCTTCTTAATGGAGAAATTCCTGAGTCTATCAAGGTTCATGACGATGGGTCAGTAACCTTTTATAGAAGTAGACAGCATTGGTGGAGTTGGCTGTTTCAGGATAAAAAAACTTATGAGTTCCGGGAGTTAAGTACAATGATGCTTGCAGCTTATAGCAAGTATCTACCGCCAAATAAGTATCTCAATAACATTCTTACTCAGAAAGTTATTGAAGAAGCTTATAAGACTCATGATTATGAATCGGTTATTAATCGATTTGCTTTATATGCCTTTCTAGGTGTAACAGAAGGGGATTATAAAATTAGCAAAACTATGCTGATAGACGATGATTCACAGCAACAGCAAAAAAATGCGCGTGGACAAAAAATAGGCTCATGTATTGGCTACCTTAATTTAGGTGGTGGAGACATGGCAATTAACATTAATCTCATGGAGGATTAATTTATTCATGAATAAGTATTAGCAGATGTACGCTTATTCCATGCTTAGAATTGAATAGACTCATCAAAAGAGTATTTAGTAGATATGTAAAGACTATAGTAAATAGATGTAAATGTTATTAAAGTAATTATGTATCGAATAAGAAATGGAGATGTTTATATAAAACCACAAGAGCCCAAGATGATGGGTCAGGGCTTCTTGGTTTTTTTATCTGCTAGTAGATAATGACCGTAAGGTTAATAAGGCAAGCTTGAAATAATTAGAGCTACTCTTTCGATAGAGCTACTAGCACTACAGGTAAGCGATTTCTAATATACGTTATTTTAATCAAGTATTAACTTTTTAAAAATCAACATATATGACAAGATCAATTACAACAAATATTAAGCCAAACATACTCATTACAAAACGTGATAAATTAACTGCAGAGATTACTCGTAGCTGGCGAATTATAGCTACAGAGAATGTAGTTAAAAAAGGTTTTACTCGTAATTATGATTTACGAGCATTACTAACTCATATTCGTGCTATGTACGAAGAGCTAGTAATTCTTAAGTTACGAATCCAGTGTGCTAATATGGGAATGAAGTTTAAAGATCTTCCTAAAGATGCTAACATTATTAACATTTATAAGCTATCAGCTTTAAATGAATTCTATGTTAAGCTAGGTGAAATGGCTAAAGAGCATACAATTAATCCTGTGCTTAAGGCTAAAAAAGGAAAACGTAATTTAGGTATTACTGAAGAACTTACACGTACATATTTCCGTAATATGCAAAATGGATGTTTGTTAACATTGAATAGTTTGCGTAAAGCAATTGCTGATTTCAATGACAATACAGATTTGAGTGATG